TTATGCCTGCATACGCTTCAACAAGCCCTTCGACATGAACGCGCTGCCGGCGAGCGGGAGCAAAAACAAGTGGACCGCCTACTGCGATAAGCTGGCAAAGAAAAAGCTGGATCGGACGCCGGGAGGCGGAGAGCTGGGCTTTCTCGATGGGCTGACGGACATCACCAAGATATTCGGAGAGGGGCTGGAGAACGGCAACTTCACCAAGGCGGTGAGCGCGGAGAAGAGCGCACGGGACGGCAGGCAGGGCACCAAGCGGCAGGCCGCCGACTGGGGCGAGGGAACGGGGAAAATGCCCTACACCAGCGAGGACTACAACGAGTTTGACCGCATCTACAACGCGCTGTGCGCCGACTTTGGCGGGGAGCAGGCGGTGAGCGCCAAGCAGCAGCTGATCTTGCGGAACGTGGCGAAGTGGACGAAGCAGATGAACGACGCCGCGGAGATGGGCGCCATAGACAAGGCCAAGAAGCTATCCAGCATGATACAGGAGAATCTGGCATCGGAAAACCTGCGGAAGAAGGACACGAAGCCGGTGGAGGACCTGCGGCTGGACAACATGGTGGTGGCGCTGGAGCGGGCGGGACTGCTGAAAAACGGGAAACCCTGCGAACCGGACGAGGCGTTCCGCATATTCTTCGGAAGGCCGTGCAAGTACCCCTACACGCGGGATGCCGCAGACCAGATGATACTGATAAACGAAAACCGGATGCGGCAGAACGACGGACTGCCGGAGCTGACAGAGCTGCCGGACGAGATGCGGCTGGAGGACAATCTGGGCGAGTTTGCAGAGAAACCAAACGAGGCGGAGAAAGAAGCCTACGAAAAGCTGGGGCTGGTGCGGATGCGCCCGGTGAAAAAGAAGAAAAATCCGGGTAAGCCGAAAGCGGACGCAGAGGATGTGAACACCGATGGCGAGGCGAACGGGTAAAGCATATGTGGCGGGCCTGGGCTGGGTGACAAAAAAGCCCACGCAGGAGCGCAGATACGAGAACTATGAGGATGCCTTCTGGGCGTTTATTATGTGGGTATTCCGCTGGTACCCGGATAAGGCGTGCGATGTATTCAGAAGCACAGAGGCGGACTTTGGGAATGAAGAACTGCTGCAGCGGGTGATGATGCGGGTATACGCCCGGAAAGCCTCGGCATCGTTTACGGGCACCCGCGGCATGACAAAGACCAACACGAAGTTCAAGTATGCGCTGGTAAACGGGTTGGTGTGGCCGGGGACGCAGAGCGCCTACTATGGCCCAGCATACAAACAAATGGCGACAATAGGCAGCAAGACCTTCCGCCAGATAGAGCACGACTACCCGGCGCTGGCAAAACAGTGGCGGGTGACGGCGGAGAGCAAGGACGACTTTAAGATAGAGACCGACTGCGGGAGCGCCTTTTACATATCTGCCATGCGAGGAGACAACCTGCATGACGTGACGGCGGAGGAGTACGCACAGGAGGAGAACCCGGCGTTTGACTTCAATGAGTATACCACGGTGGTGCTGCCGGCGGTGCGTCTGACGCATAATGTGAACGGCAAGCCGGATCCCAACTACATCCCGTATAAGGACCACGCCATCACCAGCGCGGGGCGGAAGCAAAACCACGCCTACGAAACGCGGTGCGAGAACATGAAAGCCATGCTGGCGGGCGAGAGCGCCTTTGCCTATGACATTTCATGGGAGTGCGTGATACTGCAGCAGATGCGGCCTTTCACATGGGCGCTGAAGTATAAGCGAAAATGCACGGCGGAAAAGTGGATGCGCGAGTTCGAAAGCCGGTACACCGGCGCGGACAGCAATCCTATCGTGCGGGACGAGGTGCTGACAGAGTGCCGCAAACTGATGATCGCGGAGAACCGGCACTGCGCCTACGACATAGGCAACAAACTGAAGCCGGAGGACGTGATCTATATCGTGGGGTACGACGTATCCTACGCCGACGACAAGAAGAACGCAAAATGCGCCTGCGTGGTGCTGAAATGCACACGTCAAACGGACTGGCTGAAGCGGGACCGCTACCTGAAGCAGGTGGTGTATGTGGACGTTTGGAACCCACCGGTAAAGAGCATGATGCAGGCGCAGCGGATCAAGGACGTGTGGAGCCGCTTCTGCTACGACGGAGGGGCCGCGACATACCTGGCAATAGACGCATGGCAGTACGGCACCAGCGTGGTGGAGAACCTGATGATGGACCTTGGTGACGGCCTTGCGCCGCTGTGCGTAAGGAACCACGCAAGCTTCACGGAACTGGAACAGGAAAACGCCGTGCCATGCCTGTACCCCATCAAGGCGGGCGGCGCGGGCGTGACGGACCCGGACGCGGAGATGGTGCGGTACGCGGAGCTGCAATTTGAGAACCGGAATGTGGAACTGCTGTGCTCTAACGTGAACGAGGGCGTGGAGAACTACAAGAAGTACCACCGGATCAAGGACGACAGCATGGATGCCATGCTGGCAGACCCCTACATAAAGACCCGGGAACTGGTGGGGCAGATACAGAACCTGAAAAAGGTGGCCAGCGGCACGACGCAGAAGGAAGAACGCATTTCCAAGCACATACAGCGCGATATATGGTCGGCACTGAAATATGCGCTGCGGGTGGCGCAGATACTGGAGCGCGAGGAGCTGGCGCAGGCGGTGCGGCATAAGAGCGACTGGGACGCGGAACTGGCAAAATACAAAAACCGTGCCGCGGCACCGCACAGAGCGGCGGCAGCCGGCGCGGGAGGCCGCACGGTGACGGCGCGGCGCGGCGGGAGGATATGCTGAAATGGCGGCAAGGAAGTACAGACTGTACGCGGCGCGGGTGACAGGTGAAACGGTGGCGCTGGCGGAAAAGGAGCGCTTTGTACGGATAACGGCGGGGTATATGCTGCTGTACCGCACTACGGCGCCGAAAAAAATGCAGACGGTGGAGATCAAAGGCGCGGACCTGAAACGCCTGACGGAGCGAGACCGGCTGTGGCTGGCGGACTGCATCGCGGCGGCGCTGGCGGACGGGGTGAAAAAGAACAGGGCTGACACGCAGAAGCGGCTGAACGAGCTGCTGGATGCGTGGGAGAGGGAGCTGGAAAAAGAGCGCTCCCGCATAGACGAGGAGGCGGCGCATGGAGCAGGAGAAGCGGAGGAACCTGACAAGTGAATTGCAGAGCGTAGCCTGCGGCACCTACCCGGAGATATTTCAGCGCTTCAACGCGCTGGCGGAGCAGTACGGCAATATGCCGGCAGGGGCGCTGGCCAGCGCCTTCAGCCGGGTGAGCATGAGCCAGTCGGCACGGGTGAACCCCTACATACAGAACCGAAGGGTGCAGGCCATCTCATCGCTGCCGGAGGACTATACCAAGAATACGGTGGCAGAGATGCTGACCGCCCCGCTTGGCAACGAGCAGGGGCTGCGGCAGGTGGAGCACGGGCTGGAATTTACGGCCTATCCGCTTTTCCACACCCGGAAGATGTACCAGGATCTGCTGACGTATCACAGCTACATCGCCCCGGAGTTCACCGATAAAGACACGGCGAAGAACGACGAGTTCTGGCGGGAGTGGAAGCTGCTGGAGAAGCTGCGGCGCAAGCTGGACGTAAAGACCACGGCCCACAAGCTGGCGGGGCAGGCGGTGCAGGAGGGCAAAGTATTCTACTACCCCCGCGTGAGCGTGGACAAGCCCCACAACAAGGTGAACTACGCTTTTATGCAGCAGCTGCCCAGCGACTGGATAAAGATCGTGGGGTTCAACAGCGTGTCGAAGTACACCGTGGCCTTTAACATGATGTACTTTCTGAAGCCGGGATGTGAGCCGGCGCAGTTCGGGGAGCTGTTTAAGCCCTACTGGGGCATATTCACCCAGGTGGCGGCGAGACCGCCCAAGGGCGCGGGAACCCGGTATGTATACGCGGCGAAGAACACCATCAATATGAACCGCTTTACAGAACTGAAAACAGCAGCGGAGCAGGACGGCGGCGTGCTGCCGGGAGACCCGGACGTGTACTATCAGAACGGGAAATGGTGCTACTGGGTGACGCTGCCGGTGGACGCTGTTTACCCCTTTGAGATAGACGACGCGCAGACGGCGGTGGTATCACCGCTGACGGGACTTTTCCTATCGTTTATACAGATCGCGCAGTACGAGCAGATACAGCTGGAGCTGGTGCAGAACCCGCTGATCTCCCTGCTGACGGGCGAGATAGAGTACGCGGATGACAACAACCGCAATTTGTCCGATGCCTACAAGCTGAGCAACGCGGGGTGGGAGCTTTTCCGCACACGGTTTTACGACGAGCTGGCGGAAAACAACACCAGCGGTATAGGCTGGTACGCCGCGCCGCTGCGGAACATGGAGCTGCACCAGTTGGCGGAAGCGCCCAGCGCTACGAAGATAAGCTCAGCAGGGTACGGCTACACCATGGCGAAGGCGGGGCTGAGCGCACTGATCCCCACCAGCGACGAGCCGCGGGCGGGCGTGGCGAACATCAGTTTGCAGATAGAGAGCAAGTTCGCCGAGCAGATATACCGCTGCTACGAGCGGATGATGCAGGGCATCATGGACGGGCTGAACCTGAAGTATTCATGGAGATTCACCATGTTTGGCAACATCGCGGAGGACGAAAAGACCTTTGAAAACGCCAGACAGGGCATGACGTTGGGCATACTGCCCCAGACCATGCTTTACATGGCGATGCTGGACATGAGCGTGATGGACGACATGGCCATCAGCCGTGCGGTGAAAGAAAGCGGCATTATGGACCTGCGGCTGCCCCTTGTGACCAGCTACAACGCCAAGCAGAGCGAAAGCGGACTGCCGCCGCAGGCGGCCCACGACATGAACCCCGGAGGGAGACCGGCATCGGAAGGGGCGCCGGGGACCGAGGGACAGGAAGCGTCAGAGGACGCGGGAGGCTGAGAAGAAATGGGCATGACGGCAATACTGACGGCGGACGACCTGCACGAGATCAACCGGGAGCTGGCCCGGGGGAACGACGTGGAGATACGCCGGACGGCTGAGGGACTGGCCATAAAGGCACACACCGTACACACAGTGAAGAAAAAGAAAGGCCCGGCACTGCCGATGCCGACAGACCGATAGGGCGGCGAGAGCCCCTGCGACAGTGGGGAATTAAAACAGAGAATGCGGCTGCTGTGACCGAAGGCTTGCGCGGATGCGCGGGGTATTGAGGTAGGCACAATGGCCGTGAAAAGTGGATAACCGCGGCAAAGGGGCTGCGGGGAAAGCCGAATGGGGCTGCGCCGGTGGAGAACACCGGCTGCGGCCCCATTTTTATTTTGCGGAGAGAGGGAGTGAGGACATGAGAGCACAGGAATACGCCAGCTGGGATAACCCGCGGTTCGCACCTATGCGGGAGCCGATGCGCCGGGTGATGGAGGCATACGGCAATGCGGAAAAGTGGTTTGCGGACATCAAGGACCGGGTGCTGTGCGACATGGGTATGCCGTTTCTGTCGGATGCGATTCACAAGCTGGAGCATAAGCAGCCTGAGCGGATAGACGAGTTCGCGGAGATACCCCACGACTACCACCTGCGGCTGATGTACCCGGGTACGCCGGAGCTGGACGAGGACTTTGACAACGACCTGGACCGGGTATTCGAAGTGTGCGTGGCCATTGTGGACGGTGTCAACGAGGCACTGGGCGGATTTATCCGCGCCACGGCGGATGGGGAGTTCAACGCGCTTTCCCTGAAGGCGGAGGAGCTGCAGATCGCCAACACCGACGACAGGCGCAAGCTGCTGGATGCCTGGACCATGTGGGACCAGGGGGGCATGAGCCGCGCCACCTTTGACAGCTGGTGCAGAGAACTGTTTGAAGGCGGTGAGGACGAATGAGCACGCTGAAAACCAAAGCGCTGCCCAAAAAGGTGAGCGCCAGCGGCACCCTGCGGGTGATGCAGCGGCTGAATGAATATGAGTTCGGCGTGGAACTGTGGGTCATGCGCGAAGGCGAGAACCGGAACAAGTGGGACTACCGCAACCTGCGGGACTACTACAAGACCTTCATCGGGCAGCCCATCCTGATCGCTTATGTGGGGCAGCAGGTGGGGGACGGACACAACATGAGCAAGCGCCGGGATCCCAAGACCGGGGAGGAGTACCAATCCTTCATGGAGGGGACGGCGGAGCGCATCGTGGGAACGCTGTCCGATGACGAAAAGGACTTTACCCTTGTGGAGAGGGGCGGTCATACATGGCTCAGAGCGAAGGGACGGCTATTTGCTTTTTACGCCCCGGAGCTGACGCGGAAGATCGTGGAACAGGGCACGATGGACGTTTCCGCCGAGACGATGGTGTCGGAGAGCCACAAAGAGGGCGATGTGGACGTGTTTACCAAATGGTCGGGCATAGGCGTGACCATTCTGGGCGACAGGGTAAACCCGGCGATACCGGGTGCGAGCATCGCAAAGCTGGCGGCCATGCAGGAGGAATTTAAGGAATTGAAACTGCGGGCCGCGTCGCTGCACACAGCCGCAGAGGGCAGCGACGGCAAGGAACCCGACAAAAACACAAAAAAAGGAGTGAAAAGCAACATGAACAAGAGAGCGATGGAGCAGATGCAGACCAAGTTCCCCAACCACAAGGTGCTCTCCATGAGCGAGGACGGGCTGAACGTGGCACTGCTGGACGCTTCCGGCAATCTTTTCGGCTACACCTTTAACGCTGACGACAACGGAGAGGTGATCGCCAGAAAGATCATGCCCTGCGCAGCGCACATCGTGCTGAGCGTGGGCGAGGTGGAGCTGAACGCCGATGTGGCGGACGTGGTGGACTACACCGTGGCCTCCGTGAAGGAGACCGACGGCGATGTGAAGAGCCTGAACGCCAGGCTGGAAGCCGCCAATGAGCAGATCAGCGCCATGCAGGAGGCGGAGAGCAAGCGCCGGCTGAGTGCCTGCAAGGCTTCCGCCAAGGCAACGCTGGACGCCTTCAACGCCAACCGCGAGGAAAAGGTGGCAGAGGACGCCATCAAGGCCGTGAACGAGAACATCGAGGCCGGACTGTACGCCAATAGCTGCGACAAGGACGGTGCGTGGCTGGGCGAGAAGCTGGTGCGCGAGGCGGTGCTGGCCGTGTGCGGCGAGGCCGTGATGGAGAGCGACAAGCGCAGCGCACAGAAGCGCAAGACCACCTATGCCTGGGAGCACATCGCCGGCAACAGCGGCGAGGGAAGCGAGGGTGTGGACGCTCTGCTGAACAAGTGGGGCATCGATGCCGGCAAGTAAAACGAAAAGGAGAGTGAACAAACATGGCATACATTGAGAAAACCGCGTTTGAGCCGCGGATCACCAACAACGAGTACAACGAACTGTGCAACATCACGGGACGCTATCAGGTGTCCGATGCGGATGCGGACTGCTCCGCTGGTCTGCTGGTGGTACGCGGCGAGCAGCTGCCCTGTGCGGGCTTCAAGGGCGTTAAGAACGAGAACGCCTTTTACATGAACGCTGCGGGCGCTGCCGCCAACGCCGACACCGGCGTGTACGCCTGCAACACCTACGAGTGGCCCACGCTGGGCGGACGCAACGGCAACAACTACGCCGTGGGCACCGCCACGCTGGGGCTGGGCGTTCCTGCGGGCCGGGACGGCACCTTCACCGAGATCGTGTTTGACGGCAAGCACGCCTACCGCTTCGGCGAGGGCAACCTGAGCACCGCCATCGGCGAGAATACCATCTTCACCATCGCCAACGGTCTGCTGGTGCCCGCCGCTGCCGCCCCCACTGCTACCGGCGCCATCTACTTCAAGCTGAAGGGCACCGGCAACTTCACCGAGGGCGCCGGGCAGAGCTTCGTGTACTACGACGTGTGGGCCTGCAAGGTCAGCACCGTGACCGCGTGACAAGAGAGGAGAGTGAGTAAGAAATGGCAAAGCTGAACCTGAACAGCGTTTCCAACGAGGTTTTCGCCATCAACGGAAACGACCAGCGCGAGGACATCGTGGCCAAGGGCCGCGTGCTGTTTTATGAACACGCCCTGAAGGGCAAGATGGCCGTTCTGAGCGCCAAGGGGCAGAACACCCCCGTGCAGCGCACCATGAACGACCGGGGCTACAAGCAGCTGAACGAGCAGTTCCAGCGGGAGAGCCTGCTGTACGCCGCCAAGCTGGCCTGCGCCAGCACTGGCAAGAAGGCCCCCGAGAGCTGGGAGGAGTTCAAGCGCAACGGCGGCGAGTATTACGGCAACGCCCGTTTCTACGCCGTGCTGCAGGGCATCTGGCAGGAGGTCATCATCCCCATTCTGCCCGCCGTGTACTCCGAGGCGCTGAGCGACTTCGCCGAGACCGTGGAGATCGAGCTGGGCCAGACCTACGCCGTGAGCATCGGCAGCAACGACATCCCCGTTTTCCAGGACTCCAGCTGGGGAGCCAGCCGCAGCGTGCCGCGTAACCGCTTCTATTCCCGCGATTACACGCTGAACCCCACCCCCAAGAGCTGCTGGATCACCGCCAAGTGGATGCAGCTGGTGGGCGCCAACATGGACTTCGGCGTTTTCTTCGCCAACATGGTGGCGGGTATGTACGCCAAGACCATGGGTATGTGGAATGAGGCCATGACCACCGCCACGGAGGACACCAGCCTGATCCCCACCAACCTGAACTTCACCTTCAACAACCAGAACTGGGTGAAGGGCGCCAACAAGATCGCCGCGCTGAACAACACCACCATCTCTGACGTGTTTGCCACCGGCGGCACCGTGGCCCTGAGCAAGGTACTGCCCAACACTGTGACCGGCTCCACCAACGTGAACATGGACGCCGCTATCGCCACGCTGCTGGGCGCCGACTACACCAAGGCCGGCTACCTGGGCGAGTTCATGGCGGTGCGCCTGATGCCCATGCGGGACGTTATCATCCCCGGCACTCAGAACACCACCGTGGAGACCATGCTCAGCGAGAACGACATCTGGATGCTGGCTGGCAACGGCAGAAAGCCGCTGACCATCGGCTACACCAGCGGAACGCCCATCTCTATTGAGATGGATCCCACCCGCACCGGGGATTTCGAGATCGGCCTGAACCTGACCATCGCTCTGGACTCTGTGGCCACGTTCGCGTCCAAGATCGCGCACTTCACCGTGTAAGGGAAACCACACTGGGGAAGGGGCGAAAGCCCCTCCCCGGATATGCGGATTTAGTTTAACCGGGAAAACGGCGGTCTCCAAAACCGCAGTTCGGGGTTCGAGTCCTCGCGTCCGTGCCAGATGAAAACGTTGGATCGTTTTCGCCCGAAAGGGAGTTTATGGGGGCGCAAGCCCCATACGGAAATGTAGCTCAGTTGGCAGAGCATCTGACTGTTAATCAGAGGGGCGCAGGTTCAAACCCTGCCGTTTCCGCCATAAGGCTGTGCGGCGAAGCCGCGGGTATGCAATGCGCCGACGTGTAAACGGGGCAGCGGTGGGAGCCTTGACGCATTGCGGCAGATAGAAACAGACCATGAAAGGAATCTGAAAGGAGCAGAAAGCATGGGTAAGCAGAGAAAAAGCGGAAACAGACTGGCCGCGCAGATCGCGGCGGAGGAGAGCGAGAACGACCAGGTGATGCTGGCGGCCCAGCAGAGCACGGAAGCGGAGGACAACGCTGCGGACGCGAACACGGCGGAAAGCAAGGACGCGCAGGAAGCGACTTCTTCCAATGTGAGGGAGGGCGGCAAGGCATATCCGGAACAGCCCGCCGCGCCGGTGATGTACACCGCGGAGCAGGTGCAGCAGATGATGAAGGAGGCCGCTGCCGCCGCCGTGGCGGAGGCGCTGAAAAACATTCCCCAGCAGACGGCGCCGCAGATCGTGCAGGTGAGTACCAGCGCGGAGCAGGTACATTTCCTGTGGATGGCGCCGGTGGCGGACGACAACGTGGTGCAGTTCGGCGACGGCGGAATGTACGGAAATATCGTGGGCAAGACGGGCAGCTTTTACGTGCCGAAGCCGGACCTGAGCCGCATATTGACGGAGATGAACCGCCGGTTCATGGCGCAGCGGTGGCTGCTGGTGGTAAGCGGCCTGACGGACGAGGAGCGCGAGGCGCTGGGTGTGGACTACAAGCCGGGTGAGGTGCTGGACAAGAGAGCCTTTGCCAAGCTGGTGGAGCTGGGGGACCAGCTGCTGAACATCTACCCGGCACTGTGCGAGGGGCACAAGGTGATGGCGGCGCAGATGTACGCCGACGCCTACCGCCAGGGCAGCCGGTATGTGACGCGGGAGCGCACGGTGAAGCTGAACGCGCTGAGCAAGCGCAAGGGCCACGAGAAGGGCGACTTCATTGCCATTATCGAGGACATGAACGAAAAGGACACCAAGTAAGAAAGGGAGTTCTTGACCATAAAAGCGGAAGGAGGGAACGGCCATGATGCAGGGCGACGCCTATTCGCTGCCCATCGTGCTGCGGCAGGGGGAACTGCTGATAACGCCGGAGATGGTACTGCGGCTGGAGATCACCATAGGGACCCTGACGAGGACGTACCCCGGCGTGGTGCGCTACGACGAGGAGAACGGACAGTGGCTGTTTCCGCTGACGCAGGAGCAGACCTTCGCCTTTAAGGCCGGGAGGACGCCCCCGGTGCAGGCGCGGATAAAATTCAACGACGAGAGCGTGGTGGGGGCAAAGGGCAAGACCATATACGTCTCCGCAAGCCGGTCCAAAGGGGTGATGTAAATGGCGCTGCAGCAGTTCGCGGCGGAACAGAAGAAGAACGCCAACGCCAGCACCGCCCCGGTGGGGCAGCCCGTGGTGGAGATAGAAATACGGGATGTAGTGATACAGACCGGGGGAGAGATCATCCCCACCTACGAGGGCGAATATGAGGTAACACCACAGGTGGACAAGCCTGTTGTGCTGCATACAAAAGCCAAACGCATGAACGACGATGTGACGGTGAAGAAAATTCCCCAGTACGAAGTCAGTAATGCCGCCGGCGGAAAAACTTTAACGATAGGAGATGTGGAGTATGGCTAATCAGTACATCAACAAAGTAATTCTGAACGGACAGGTAAAAATCGATCTGACCGCCGACAGCGTGGTGCCTGCCAAGCTGCTCAAGGGCATTACTGCCCACGACAAGACGGGTGCGACCATCACGGGTACGTGTACCTTTGATGCGGATACCTCCGGCGCTACCGCGTCCGCTGCGGAGATCCTGCTGGGCAAGACCGCATTTGTGAAGGGCGCGGAGGTCACTGGTACGATGCCCAACAACGGCGCTGTGGCTGGCAGCATCACCACCAAGGCGCAGGTGTATACCGTGCCCCTGGGCTTCCACGACGGAAGCGGCACCGTGCAGATCGCCGAGGCGGAGCAGGCCAAGCTCATCGCCACCAACATCCGCGAGGGTGTGACTATTCTGGGCGTGGAGGGCACCATGTCCGGCAGCGAGGACATGAAGGCACAGGCCAAGACTGTGACCCCCACCTTTGCCAGCCAGGAGGTCCTGCCCGACGAGGGGTTCAACTGCCTGTCCAGCGTGACGGTGAACGCTATCCCCGTGAGCGAGACGGACAACGAGGCCGGCGGCGTGACGCTGACCATCGGCGCCTGAGAAGCGGAGGAAACGAGGTAAAAGGGCGATGGCGAAAAACGTAAACAAGGTCGTGGTGGACGGCGCGGTGAAGCTGGACCTGTCAATGGACAGCGTGACGGCCAACACACTGGCGAAAGGCGCTACCGCCCACGACAAAAGAGGGGCACCCATCGTAGGAACGATGACAACGCCGCAGATCAGTGTGGCGGGCAGCGTGATGACGATAGCCTGACGGAGAGGAACAAAACGCATGGCGAGAGATGTAAAGATCAACGGCGTGACCTATACGGGCGTCTCCGTCGTGCAGGTGCCGCTGGCCGAGGGAGGCGCGGCACGGTTCATGCAAGTCAATGGTGCGCCCGGAGCGCTGGAAAAGTGGAAAGCGGGGTTGAAGATAAACAACTCCACCTACCCGAACATCGGGCAGATGCGCTTCCCACTGGCGGAGGGCGAAGGCTACGCCCTGTACCTGTACGGAAACGGAGACTGGGAGGCGACCTACCGGGTGGCTCCCGGCTCCGTGGTACAGGTGGGAGACTTTGTAAAGATCACGAAAGGGCTATTCCCTTCGGCGACACTGTACCCGTCGGAAAGCCTGTATCCACAGGCGGAAAAGGCGGGACTGATGCCCAGCAGCAATCTGTACCCCGGCAGGAGCACATACCCCAGCAACGCGCCGCTGGTGGAGGGGCTGGGCGGAAATTCGACCGGCGCGGACGGCGTGGCACTGACGGACGGCACGGCGGGAGAACTGATAACGATCTATATTCCGGCATAAGGAGGGGAGAACATGGGGACGAAGTGGAGCGAGGTCATATCGAACCACGCGATGGTGGCCATAGACGACGTGCGCTTGCAGGAGGAGGCAGCCAACGACCCGGCGGCGTTCCTGCGGAGGATGAGCCTGTATATGGTGAACGCCATCCCCCTATTCTCCCTGCCGGTGCAGATGAGAGCGTATCTGGGTGAGGGGCTGGTACAGCCAAGCTACGGCGACTACTACTGGACCAGCAGCGAGGACAGCCTGGTGGGAGAAACGGAAGTGGACACCGGAATGGTGGGCTACGAGCTGTTTTCCTGCGCCATTGTGGAGCAGGATGTGACGGGCGGCATGACGGCGGTGCCGTACACCGGGGCGAGCTACAACGCCGAAACAGGCGTGGTGACGTTCCCTATGCAGGACATGGCGGGAATAAACTACACGCTGGACTTTTACACAGACGGTGAATTTGGTCACGAGCTGACAATGGAGCAGAAGCGAATACTTGGGCTGTGCGTGGCAAGCGTATGGGACGAGCGGTTCTTCCGCAACTGGCTGAACGACCAAATGAAGATAAAGGACGCGAGCTTTGACACGGTGAACGAGGGCACCTATATGAAGGAGGGCGCCGCGAAGCAGGAGAAGAACCGGGCAAGGCTGATGGACGAGATGCACAAGTATGAGCAGGACTGTACGTTCCTGAACACGGTGCGCAGAGGCCGGGGCGGGTACGGACGATACCAGTTCCTGTGAAACGGGGAGGTGACGGGCAATGGCGGACATAAAGAACGATCTGGGCAATATCGCCGCGATGGCGGAGAGACCGCAGGCACCCACCAACCGCCCCGCACAGTACAGAGACAGGCGCAACCCCTACTTTGGAGATCCGACGGCGCGATTCGTGCAGGCATACGGTAAATACGCCAGCGACTACACCGCGTGCCGGGTGCAGGGGCTGGACAGCGACCCCAACAACTTTTACGAGTGGAGCGAACAGCTGGTACGCCTTGCCGATGCGCGGAAGAAGGGCAACGCCATAGACCGACCCATAGACAACTATAAGGAGGTCCTGTTTGTAGACCGGCGCATCGAATATGTGCCGGAGGGCGCAAAAATGGAGACAATGGGCTCCACATGGCTGGTGACGAACCCGGCCAACATATCCTCTGCCGTGGGCGGCGGCATCATAAGGCGGTGCAACGCCACATGGAACCATCTGGATTGGTACGGCAACGTGCTGAAGGAACCGATGGTGGTGGAAAATGTGAAGCTGAACGCCAACGCCAACGACTTTCAGGAGACCATGCTTATCATGCAGGGGTACTTCAACATTACCATACAGCGCAACAGCGAAACGGAAAACCTGGACGTGAACAGCCGCCTGATCCTGGGGCGGATGGCGTATCAGATCACCGGCTATGCGGACGTGGCGCAGGAGTTCACCGGGGACGACGAGAGCTGCCGGCTGCTGCGGTTTACGGCGCGGATGACGGAGCCGGATAGGGAGAAGGACGACCTTGTGCGCCGGGTGGCCAACGCCTATCCCTTCACATGGGAGGTGAACGTGGGCGGCAGGGCGGCCATGAGCGCGGGAGAAAAGGCGAAGTTTACCGCCGCATCCCTGCGAAACGGAGAGGCGGCGGACGGAAACACAGAACACCCCACCCGCTATCTGTGGTACAGCAGCGACGAGAGCGTATGCCGGGTGGACCCCACGGGCAACGTGACGGCGGTGGGCGAGGGAGAGTGCACCATCACGGCGGTGCTGGTGCAGAATGAGGAGCACTACGGCACCTATGCCGTGACGGTGGAAGAGAGCGTAAGCGGCGTACACTGGCAGACGGATCCGGTGGAGAGACTGGAAGCCTACGGCAAGACCGTGCTGACGGCCATATACACCGAGAACGGCGCGGAGACCGGAGACGCGGTGGAATGGACCTTCACCGGGGCGGCGGAGGACAGCTACACCGCGGAGGTGGACGGCAGCACCGCCACCGTGTACTGCTGGGGCGGCAGCGTAAAGCCTTTGACGGTGACGGCCGCCTGTAAGGGCAAGAGCGTGAGCACGGACATCACACTGGAGGGGTGGTAAGAACGATGGCAAAGCCGATATGTGAGCACGCCTACCGGAAGGTAGGGGAGATCATCATACGGTGCAGGAGGCAGACGGGAGAGCACGACTTCTGCTGCTACCAGTACCACTGCCCGGACAGCGGACGGTACGAAAACGCGGCGCAGTGGCGGAACTGCTCACTGCGCTGTAGGGAGAAAAAGTAAATACGTGAGGGAGTTTCCATTATGAATCTGAAAGGAGCAGGAGAGATGGAAAACAGCATTAAAGAGCGCAAGCCCATTACCATGAAGGAGGTATTCGCCAAGGCCAACGATTATGTGCCGCTGATGGAGAAGGCAGCCATCGTGAGCCACTGCGCGGAGAGGTGCATCGACCGGGTGGTGGTGGATACCGGGGAGCGCTTCCGGGGCGATGTGCCGCCCATGTACCGGGAAAACGGACAGCGGAAACGGCGCTACCTGATGGGCATATTGTCACGGGCGTATCTGCGGCTGGACTTCGACGGCTGCGAGGAGGACAAGTGGCTGATGAGCGCCGACGACTACGATCTGGTGGGCGGGATGCAGCTGGTCAACCAGATAGACCGGATGAAGAAGCAGAGCGACGCCCTGCGGGACAAGGCGTATGACCTGCTGGCGGATTACCGGGACCTGGAGAAGATGCTGAACACGGAGATCAACGCCAATCTGGCGGTGATGAACGATGTGGTGGCGCGGATGGCCATGAGCAGCGAGGCGGCCATGACGCCGGAGAGCATGAAAGAGCTGGTGGAGCTGGCGGAGCAGGTGCAAAAGGGAACAAAATAATATTCAAAACGCAACGGAAATAAAAGTTGCAAAAATATCAAAAACGCAACAAAAAATACAATGTTTCATGTGAAACAATTAGGAAAACGGAAAGCGGGGTGAGGGCGTGAACACAGATTTCGACAGCCCATACTATCCATTTGAACGTGTGGAAACCGGTTACGGCACCTTTAAGGGTGCGGAGAAGATACCGAAAAAGATCGTGAACTACCTGCTGGACCTGCCGGACAGGAACGGGTACACGCCCGTGGACGACAACGCAAGACCCCGGGTGCGGCTGATGAAGTACATCTGCTGCGACGGGGCGAACCCACTGGCCCAGCCCCTGCCCACGGCGGAGGAGAAACTGAGCATTGTATTCGACGGCGAGGCGCCGGTGGTGGACACGGAGGAGCAGAAGGCGAAGCACCCCAAAGGGTACAGGCTATTCCCACTGGAATACTGGGGACAGGCGCAGAGCATGGCGCAGACGGTGGTAAAGGTGTACATCGGGCGAGTCATTCCAAAGACGCCCTTTACGGCGGCGGTGGGAATATACTTCGACATACTGTGCAACTACGGACACGAGACCACCACGCGGACGGACGATTACTCCCGCAGCTATGACATGGAGCAGTGCATCATTGAGGCACTGAACGGCGTGAACATAGGCGGAGCCGGGGTGATGACCTTTGACAGAGGGGCACATACGGACAACGGATCCCATGCCATATACGACCAGGGAATGAACGTGGGACGGCGCGTACACATGAGCCTTGCTTGGGCGGACAGCGACGAAGAAAGCGTCGTGACTACATTCTGAGAGAACGGAGGGCGGCGCAGATGGATGAAGTGACTTTTGACCACCGGCTGACGGAGGTGGAACAGCGGAGCAAAAGCAACACGCACCGCATAAACGAGCTGGCCGAGTGGCAGAAAGCGATGAACGAACTGGCGACCTCGGTGGCGCTGATGACCCGGGAACAGAAGAATATGCGGGATGACCTGTCGGAGGTCAAGAAGGACGTAAAGAGCCTGACGAACCTGCCGGCAAAGCGGTGGAACGACGTGGTAGAGAAACTGGTGTGGCTGGTACTGGGCGGCGCGGTGACGGCGCTGCTGGTACAGGCGGGAATCCATTTATAAGAAAACTGCATAATCAATAAGGAGTATAGAAATTATGAACAGAGTAATTTTCTATAAAACAGCAACGTGTCCGTACTGCGGAAAGCTGGCTACGTTTGCTATGGATGAAAAATGGAAAAAAGTTTGCCGGTGCATGGTGCTGGAGCCGGGAAATGAAGTCAAGGCTATTATCGTAAAGGTGTTTCGTGAGGGAGGAAAAGAGCTGATATGCCGATCTCACAGAGCATAGAAAGGGCCTGCCGCAGGTACGAGGAAGTACAGGCGGAGGGACTGACGCTGTACCCCATCCTTGTGGAGGAGATGGAGACATTCGAGTTGGCGCGACCGGGCATTGACATCGTGCAGCAGAGCCTCCCTGTGGCGTATGCTGTGATGCCGCTGCTGGCGGCCTACTACAAGATGGAGTACGACGCGATGGGGCGCGGAGAGGAGACAGTGGGGCTGCTGTCAAGGGCGCTTTTGATGCTGGCGCTCTCCCTGCGGCTGGGGAGAGGAAAGCCGTTGGACGAGCGCTTGAAGGCGTTTCGCTGCAAGGTGGACACGAAAGACCCCAGCCGGTTGACGGCGGTGGAGTTCGTGCTGCACGGAGAGGAGCTGTGGCGCATTACGCCGGCGCAGTTCCAGTACCTTCGGGAGATCATCGCCGCACAGAACGGAATTGAGCTGACGCCGCCGGAGGCCAACCCGGAACTGGTGGAAGCGCAGCGGGAGCTGGCGGAGATGAACGGCGGCGCAAAACTGAGCGGAGATGCGTGGGAACGGGTGGCGACGGTGGCCGCGCTGGAACACGCGGAGGAGACGGAAATAGAGTCGTGGCCACTGCTGAAGCTGCAAACGAAAGCAAAAACGTGGCAGCGGATATTGGGGTACATGACCTGCACCATCGCGGAGGCGAGAGGAACACAGTGGAAACGGGGCAACCCGTGGCCGAGCCTGTTTTATGACCGGGGAAGCGACGGCAACACGGCACTGCGGCCCGTGGAGGAAGCGACACGTGGCATGGGACAGGCATAGAGAAGGGAATAGGCCCTGCAAGCGGGCAGGGCGGAACGCCAAGTGGGGCGAAGCCAACGGGAAACCGGGGCTTTGCCTCCATTTTTTATATCAAAAAGGAGTGAAAGCGGAATGATTACTTTTACCGATCCGAGACTGTATACCCGCGGCATCTGCGCTGCACAGTTCGCCGACATGGAAACCGGTCAGATCCTGCTGAGCAGCAATAAGTTCCAGGAAGGCAACATCACCGTGACCGTGAACGGCGATCCCCTGCGTGCCGGACTGAACAACGGCATTGCCACCATCATCGAGAGCGACCCGGACATCCAGGTGAACTTCACTCAGGCCAACTTCGACCTGCGGACGAAGATGGCGGGCGTGGGCGGCGCTGTGACCTACAACGCTGTGGCCCCGGTGTGCCAGGTGGTGACAGCAAACAGCACCGTGCTGAAGGTGGACGTGACCGACGGCGCCCCTGTGGCGCAGTATGCGATGGCAAAGCCCTACGCCTATGTGCAGGAGACCAAGAAGGCTTCCGGCATCCAGCAGGGAGGCATCGCCTATGAGATCGCGGCGGACGGCACCATCAGCGGCTTTACCGCGGTGAGCGGCACCGAGTACAAGGTGTGGTACTTCGTGAACAAGCTCAGCGCCATGTGCGGCAAGCTGAACACCGGCATGAACGGCAAGGTGGGCCTTTTCACCGCCCAGCTGGCGGTGTACGGCAACGTAAACGCCAAGACCAACGAGGGAACCCGCCAGGGCTGGCTGTACATCAACGTACCGCTGAAGCTGCAGGCGGACACCGCCACCGTGACCGGCAGCCAGAGCAACTACGACACCACGCAGATCGTGGGACGCGCACTGAGCACGGACGAGAGCGTGATCTCTGACAAGTGCGAGGACTGCGCCGGCGGCACCCTGGGCTGGTACGTGTACGTGCCGGACAACGGCGCTGAGGTAGTGACGGGCATCGTGACCGCCATCGGCGGCGTTATCAACGTCCCCGTCAGCGGCACGGCGCAGGTGAAGCCCCAGGCGGTGCTGGAGAACGGCCAGCTGGCGGTGCTGGATCCTGCCAAGTGCGCCTACAGCCTGAACGGCGCACCCAGCGGCACCACCGTGAACGCAAGCGGACTGATCTCCGCAGGAGCCACTGCTGGCGACTGCGACATGACCGTGACCTTTGTGTACGAGGACACGACCTACACCGACCAGTGCGCTGTGAGCGTGAAGGAAGCCTGACGACAACAAAAAATCCCCTCCCCTGCCGCAAGGCGGGGGAGGGGGCAGACGCGAGTGCGCTGAAGCAAGACAGCGCATTGGCGTATGTGAGAGAGGGGAGGCGCGAGACATGGCGAAGCTGGTGGGGCAGTTCAGCGGGTTTGAGCAGGACATGGCGGCGTTGGAAAAGCAGGTAAAGGATGCCTTTCGCGCATCGCGCCCCGCACTGGCGGAGGAAATGCGGCAGTGCTTGCGGGAGCACGTGGTAGAGGACGTATACGACAAGCTGGTGCCGGAGGAGTATGTGCGCCGGCGCGGCACGAAGGGATTGGCGGACATGAACGCCAGCGCCACGGTGTATTCGGATGAGCGGGACGGCGGCATGAACCTGACGCTGCTGTATCACCCCAGCGGCGCAACGGACGGCAACGGAGAACCCATAACCCCCCATGTGGACGGGGACGACCTGGTGAACCGGATCGAGAAAAACGACCCCGCGTACAACTGGGGCAGACGGCCAAAGAACAGACCCTTTTTCCGCAACTTCGTGGAGGAGATGCTGGACGGCAGGGCGGAAGAAACACTGGTGCGGGCCATGAACGGAGCGGACCCCACGCTGGAGCTGGCGGAAGATACCGGGATGATACGGGAAGAGGACGATTGGAGGTAGCGTATGGCGATTTTCAAAGTAACGGCTGTACCTGATTTTTCGCAGCTCAAGGGAGAGATAGCGAAGCTGCAGAGCAGCCCGGTGACTTTGGGCGTGAATACGCAGAACGCCGATGTACAGATAAACGCCACACGGCAGAGTTTGCAGAAGCTGACGGAGACCTTCAGCCCGGAGGGCGAGCTGCGCCGGTCCGTGGCGGACTACAGCCGCCAGGTGGGCGAAGTGGTGCAGGTGTCCAAATCGCTGAATATGCAGAGCGGCGAGATGGAGATCACCAGCAAGAAGGTGACGCAGAACTTTACGGCGCAGGCCAAAGCGGCGGAGAGGGCGGCGGCACAGGTGCGGGCGGCCAAGGATGCCTACCGCGCCTATGCGGCGCAGCAGAGCAGCACCTACGCGCCGACCGCCATGCAGAGCCGCATAGAGGATCTGACCGGCGTAAGCGGACTGAGCGGCAAGAGCGCCAAGGAGAGCGCGGCGGTATTTGAAAAAGCATATTTGGACGCCAGCGGGAAGGTGCAGCAGAGCACGAAAAATGCGGCGCAGTCGGTCAGGAGCGTGGGGACGGCGGCCAAGGAGAGCAGCGGCTTTGCCGACCTGATGGGCGACAGCTTTGTGCGCGTGGCCGGAAAGATGGCGCTGTGGCAGGTGATGGGAAACGCCATTGCCGGGTTAAAGCGCAGTTTCACGGAAGCGCTGGAGACCATGAAGGACGTGGACGACGAGATGGTGACGATACGCAAAGTCACCGGCGCGACCACGGAGGAACTGAACAGGATCGAGAAGCAGGCATACGACACCGCCAGCGCCTACGGCGTGGCGGCGGACGAGTACCTGAACAGCGTGGCAAACTTCAGCCGCGCAGGCTACGGCGAGCAGGCTTCCGCGCTGGCGGAACTGGCCACCAAAACGCAGATTGTGGGCGACACGGACGCAGAGACTGCACAGCAGTTTTTGCTCTCTATGGACGCGGCGTACAAGTATCAGGGCAGCATCGAGCAGCTGACGAAGGTTCTCGATGGAGCAAATGAAATTGATAACAATTACGCAACGTCAATAGAAAAAATTGCCGAGGGCTTGGGCAAGGTGGCACCCATCGCGGCGCAGGCCCATGTGGGCGCAGATGAACTGACGGCGGCTATCGGCACGATCACCGCTGTGACGCAGCGGTCGGGCACAGAGGCCGCCACCGCGCTGCGGGCGCTTTTCCTGAACATCATCGGCGATACCAAGACGGAAATCGACGAGGGCGTGACGTGGACCACCGGTGAGATCGCCGGATTGCGGGATGTCATCAAGCTCTATGCCAAGGACGCCTACGACGCGGCGCAGGCATCCGGCGATGTCATTAACCCTATGAAAGCCATTGCCGGTCTGTCCCAGAGCATGAAGGACGGATTTCTGACGGAGCAGCAGCTGATGGAGATGGTCAGCGACATCGGCGGAAAGCTGCGTACCTCGCAGCTGCTGGCGCTGATCCAGAACTGGGATATGTACGAGTCCATGCTGGGGGACTACGCCGACGCGGTGGGCAGCGCGGACAAGGAAGTGGAAAACGCGCTGGACAGCTGGACCCGCAAGACCGAGATACTGCACAACAAGTGGACGGAGTTCATCAGCCATCTGGTGGAGACGGACACCATCAAGGGCGCACTGGACCAGGTGATCGCGCTGGTGGAGTTTTTGGACAGCGACACCGGACGACTGGTGATACAGCTGGGGCTGCTGGTGGGTGTGCTGACGCTGGCGAACAAGGGCTTAACGGCGCTGATGAACAGCGGCGTGGGAACGTTCTTCGGAACGCTGACCTCCGCCATAGGCGGCAACGCTATGGCGATCACGCAGCTCACCGGGCAGATGAAGGGCCTGCTGGCAATGTTGCCGAAGCTGGGCGTGGGCGCGGCGATCTTTGCGGCGCTGGCCGTGGCGATCAGCCTGAGTACGGAAAAGGCGCGAGCCTATGAAAAAGCGCTGAAGGGCGTTGAAACGGCACAGAGTGCGCTGGGCGAGACCGAGGACGAGTACGACACGCTCATAAGCAAGACCGGAGAGCTGACGGAGGCGGAGGAAAAGCGGCTGGAGGTGCTGCGGGCGATCCGCGAGGAGCAGGAAAAGGCGGTACGGGACGCAGAGTCTGAGGCGTGGGACGCATGGAACGAGCTGCACGGCACCGGAGCCAAGGTATACGTTGGCGGCGGCGACAGTGTGGGCAACGGCATGGGCGTGACCCCTGTACAGATGGTGCAGGCGGACGTGGAATCGCTGGCGCAGTACAAGGCGTCGCTGAAACTGGTGCAGGACCAGATGGAGGCGGGCACTAAGACACAGGAGGAGTATTACTACTCCCTGTCGAAGCTGCAGGAGGGCCGCGAGGAAGAAGTAGAAACGATACGCAAGGCGATCAACTATGGCTTTGCGGTATCGGAGGAACAGCGGCAGTTGGTGGCTGCCTATGACAGGGTGCAGGAGATCCTGGGCGTGACGAAAAAGGCCACGCAGGACTACGTAAACAAACTGATCTCCGAGGCGCAGCAGGCAGGGTATACAGGTAAAGCGCTGTACGACCTGGTGGCGGCACAGATCACGGCAAGCAATACAAAACTGAATTTCAGCCAGCAGATCAGTGCGCTGCGGACGCTGGCGGCCACCATCGGGTACACCACTCAAGCTTACGGGAACCTGCTGAACGCGGGACGGATCTACCAGCAGTCGATGGTGTTGGTCGCCAACAAAAAGTTCAAGACGCTGGAGGAAGCCCAATCCTACTTGACGAACAAGGCGTGGGGAAAACTGACGGGCACAGCGCCAAACGGCGGCTGGGGCGGAAGCACAGGCGGCTACAGCGGCGGCGGTTCCGGCGGTTCCGGCAGCAGCGCGGCGAAAAAGAAGTATCAGGACGAGATCGATGCGCTGGAAAAGCAGCGGGACGCAGAGCTGGCGGCCATAGACGCGCAGATCGATGCGCTGAAGAAGCAGAACGAGGAGATAGACCGGGCCGAGAAGCTGGAGGAGCTGCGGCTGGAGGTCATGCGGAAGCAGGACGCGCTGCTGAACGCCCGGAACGAGCGCACGGTGCGGATGTACAACGCCGAGTCCGGGCAGTGGGAGTGGATCGCGGACCCGGAGAAGGTGAAGCAGGCCGAGGAGGAACTTGCGGACGCGAAGAAGGACCTGCGGGACTATGAGCGGGAGATGGAGCTGGACCTCGCCATTGAGGAATTGGAGGCGAGGAAAAAGGCCATCGAGGCGGCGTACCAGCTGAAAATTGACGCACTGGAGGAATACATCAACGCGCTGGGTGAAACGGTGGCTCAAGAGGAAGTCCTGCTGGATCAGAGCGTGCAGAACTGGTGGGAATGGGCCAACGGAGTGCTGGCGGCAAAGGCGGCTGCGGCAGGCGTGACGATCACGGCGGGCGGTACGCCGGTAGAGGTCAAACGGAACGCGACCGGCAATGCGTCGGGATACACCGAGGTAAAGGTCGGCAACCTGACAGGCGTGCGGAAATCCACCAGCTCCGAGAAAGCCAGCGTATCCAATAAACCGACGGGGAACCTTTCGGATGCCATCAGCATGGGCAAGAACAACATTTCCTTGCCGAACAGTGGAAAGTCAAACCGGAAGAGCATCGTGTCAGGAAGCATTATCGGCGCCGTCAGCGGGGGACGGAAGAAGAAGTACGACAGCGGCGGTGTGCTGCACGGGCTGGGCGGCATAAAAGCCACGGTGGACGACGAGATGGTGCTGCCGCCCGACGTGACGGCGAAGATGCTGAAGCCGTCGGCGGATGCGCGGTTCCGGGCCAGGGTGAACGAGCTGGGCGGATTGTACGGCGAGACGCCGGTGAGCCGCAGCGTGGCGGGGAGCAGCGATAACCGCAGCTACAGCGATCACAGTGGGCCCACCTATAACGTGAAGGGCATCACGCTGACGGAGCAGCAGGCGGAGCACCTGACGGTGGCGCAGATGTGCCGGATGGCGCACAACGTGAAGCCCTACGGAGGATAAGAGCATGGACGAGAACGCAAAGACGCTGGCGGAGCTGGCAAAGCGGTTGTGGGACAACTTTTATGTGCGGCGGGTGCGGGAGACGCAGACGGATATGGTGCGGCAGTACCGGGCGCAGGTGACGACCGCGGCGGCAGACGGGAAAATCGGCGTAAAACGACCCTTTGACGAGACGGAGAGCTTTCTCCCCTATGTGAGCACGATGGCGGCGGCCCCGGTGGGGGCGCAGGTGGTGGTGCTGGTATTCGGCGAGGGGAAGAACGCTGGGAACCACATGGTTTTCATGTATGTGGACGGACGGAATATGTGAGAAAGGACGGCTGGACTATGGCGAAAAAGACGCGGCACATTCTGGTGATGAAAAGCGGCAGAGAGATACCGATAACGGGCATCACGGGACGGTACTACATCACCCGCGAGAGCCAGTACCGCAAGGGAAACCCGGACATACGAAAGATCAGGGCGGCCACGGACGAGGAGTGCGACGCGCTGACGGCGGCGGAGGACAGGAAGAAGCGTAAGCGCAGCTGAACGGAGGGCACGTGCCATGACGGAGCAGGAAAAATATCTGGCGTACCTGAGAGCGCTGAAGGGCCGGTTTCAGAAGCTGTGCCGGCTGCGCTTTCTGAACCCGGACGGGAGCACGGCGTTCTTCGTGGACAATAACCCGCGAAATAAGCACAGCGGCGCCTTTGTGGCGGACGGAGGGCTGACGGTAAATTTGCAAAACGGGGTAAGGCGAACGGCCAGCGTGACGCTGGGGAACGTGGACGGCGCGTTCGACTACAACGTAAACCACCTGTGGTTCGGGCAGGAGATCGCGCTGGACGAGGGGCTGGTGCTGCCCAACGGCGAGGACTACTACATACAGCAGGGCGTTTTCCTGATACAGAGTCCGCAGGAAACGGTGGAGCCGGGACGGCGGCTGATGCAGTACGAGCTGGTGGACAAGTGGGCCAATCTGGACGGGACGCTGTGGGGCAAGCTGGAGGGCACCTATAAGGGAAAGCTGAACGTGAACATCTTTCAGCAGATCAACGCCCTGCTGCAGGACGACAAGGGAAACGGGCGGAAGGTAGACCCCATCCCACCGGTGTACACGGAGTATTACAACGGCAAGAAGCAGAAGCTGACGGACGGAACCGAAGTAAATTTGGTGGACGCGCCGTACACGTTGGAGGTGGATCCGGGAAGCGGCACATACGCGGAGGTGATACTGGGCTTTGCGGAGATGCTGAACGCATGGATCGGCTACGACGCCACGGGGCGGCTGCGGATAGACCCCAGCCAGGACGACCTGCTGGACAGCGAAAAACCCATCAGTTACGCCTTCTCGATGGGGGAGGCGACGCTGCTGGGCATGACATACACGGCGCAAAACACCGAGGTGTACAACGACTACATCGTGCTTGGGGTGGCGCTGGACGACAACAGCCAGCCGGGGGCGAGAGCCACCAACAACGACCCCATGAGCGATACCAACGTGCAGCTGATAGGCCGCAAGACGGTGTGGACAGAGGAGGACGGCTACGCAACGGAGACCATGTGCCGGGACAGGGCAGAGTGGGAGCTGAAGCGGTCCACGGTGCTGCAGAAGAGTGTGGACATCAGCTGTGGGCAGATCTTTCACATTAAGGAGAACGAGCTTGTGACGCTTGTGCGCCGGGACAAGCAGGGAAGCCCAACGGAACGGCACCTGGTGACAGGCTTTTCCCGCCCGCTGACGGGAGAGGGGCAGATGACCATATCCGCCACCAGCGTGGCGGACTTCCCGGTGGCGACGGTGACGGTGTGGCCGCTGAAAACGGAGACAAAGACATAAACGGAAGGAGGGAAGGACGATATGGCACTTTTCATGCCGACAAATATCACGCCCTCCACGCTGGGAGCGCTGGGCAACGGGACGGTGGACGCAAGCCAAAACATGACCGTGACCTGGCAGGTGGACGGACAGAACGCCATGACGGCGTTTGAGATAAAAATTCTGGCCAATACGGCGGAGAGCGCACAGCTGTACGACTCGGGAAAACGGACGGACAACTGCCCCTTTTACGGGCGAAACGCCAAGGGCGATGTGGTGTTTTTCAGCTACACGATCACGGCGGCGGCGCTGGCTGCGGCGGGAATCACCAACGGAAACAGCTACAAGCTGCTCATCACCCAGTGGTGGACAGACGCGGACAGCGTGACGCAGCAGAGCGCATCGGTATTCGTGTGCCGGAGCGCACCGGTGCTGACCATCAACGACTTTACGAAGCCGGTGGCGGCGAAGGAGATGACGTGGACGGCCAGCTATTCGCAGGCGCAGGGCGACCCCATTATCTGGGCGCGGTGGCAGCTTGCACCGGCAGCGGACACGGAGGACGTGCTGTACGACACGGGCAACGTGGCGACGGCACAGCTGGCGTTTTATTACGACGGCTTATTCACCGGGCAGGAATACGCCGTGCGGTGCCGGGTGGAGACCAGCAACGGCGTGGTTGCGGACACGGGCTGGGTACAGTTCACGGTGCAATACAGCGCCAGCAATTATACCGGCGCGGTGGTGACGTGCGTAAAACGGAAGCAAAGCGGCGTGCTGGTGTCGTGGCCGGGTGCCTACGACATACCGGGCACGGCGGAGGGCGGATACACCATCCGAAACGGGGAGCTGAACTTGAGCGCCGGATCCACGGTGACGTGGGACACGGTGACGGGCGAAGCGATGGCACTGACGACGCCCATAAGCATCGTATGGAATGGAACGGTCAAGACGCTGCCGACGACGCTATTCAACCTGACCGACGCGGACGGAAAGGCGCTGACGGTGACGGTGAGCACAACGGCGGTGCGGGCCATGCAGGGCGGCGCGGAGATAGGCCGGGTGGACGCCGCCTTTGCCCCGGAGGACGAGCTGACGGTGGCGCTGACGGGCGGAAAGCTGTATGTGCGGCGGCGGTATGAGCGAGGACTATTCCCGGCGGAGAGTCTGGAACCGTCGGTGCGGCTATTCCCCCGTGCCAGCCAATTCTCGGGGCTGAAATACATGGCGGACGCGGTGATGGCGGACATGACCGTGGTGAACGTGAAGCTGGTGGGCGCACAGGTGTGCGACTACCTGTGGATAGAAGAGGGCGAGCTGACGGACACGGTGGTGACGGCGCTGATGAGCACAGCGGGATACACGCCGGAGTTCGGCGACAGGACGCTGCTGCTGGCGGACTTCGCCACAGACCTGCGGGGCGGCAACATCGTGGCGGAGGAGCCGCTGACGGGCTGGGCCGTATACCGCAGGGAGGAGGGCGCAGCGTCTCTGGTACACGTGGCGGACGTAGGGTACGCGGAGCGCAGCGTGATCGACTGCGCGGCGGCCTCGCAGGGAACGTACACCTACTACGTATTCGGCGTGGGGGAGACATCCTTTGTGACCACGGCGCTGCCCAGCCAGCCGGTGACGGTGTGCTTGTGGGACTGGACGATACTCTCCTGCGCGGAGGACGGCGAAAACGTATACCGGGTGGAGGAGCTATTCCGGTTCAGCCTGAACGTGGAGAGCGGGACGGTGAGCAATAACAACCGACCGACGCTGCTGGAAAACTTCACCCGATACCCCACGGTGCAGATGGTGCCGCAGCTGTATCAAAGCGGCGAGCTGAGCGGCTATATCGGCGAGGTGGGCGCCAATGCGGAGTACAGCGACACGCTGGCGAAGCGGGACGCGCTGTTTGCTCTGGCGCTGACGCAGAACACCTTATTCCTGAAAAACCGAAAGGGCGAACTGATGCGGGTATTCGTCAACGCGGAGATCACCTGCGAGACGCAGGACAACACGCGGCAGCAGGCGCTGATCTGCGCGGTGCCGTGGGCTGAGACCGGGAGCGCGGAGGGCGCACAGATACTGATACGGCAGGGCGACGCCCTGTGGACCGTAGCAAAAAATTGACGGACGAAAGGAGCGAGGGACGATATGGCAGGTTACACGAACCCCGGATGGAACAACGGTGCGCCGCCTGCACTGAACGCGGAGAACCTGAACGCGCTGTGCAACGAGGTGGAGGAGATGAGCGCAGGGTTTCCGGAAAAGCAGGACATAACGGACAAGCTATCGCTGACGCTGGCGGCGGCAAGCTGGACAGGGAGCGAAAGCCCCTACACCCAGGGCGTGACGGTCACGGGCGGCACGGCCACCAGTCAGGTGGACATTCAGGCAGACGCAGCGGCGATACAGCAGATGCTGGACGATGGCACCAACGCCATCTACATCGCCAACAACAACGGAACATTCACCGCCTACGCGGTGGGCGAAAAGCCCACCGCTGACCTGATCGTTCAGGTGACGGTGTACGAAGTAAAGGAGGTAGTTTAACGATGGTTATTATCGGTAAATCGCAAATAGCGGGGGGGGGTACTGCTAAACGATTAGAGTTTGAGTACACCGGAACGTACAACGAGCGGCTGGATGATGGCGTGGTAGAGCTTCTGACAAGTGGTGTGCTGAAGTTCAAGAAGGAAACAGCCATTGATGCCTTTTTAGTTGGAGGGGGCTCTTCTGGACGGTCAGGGAAAAGGGCCACTTCTGGTGCCATTGGTGGTGGAATTGGCGGAAGTGGGGGAACTACCAAAACTCTATTGAACATCATACCAAGAGTAAACACGGAGTATCCTATCGTTATCGGTGCTGGTGGCACTGCAACTTACACACCCGACAATGGCAATGCCAGCGCAAATCCTGGAGGAGCTACTGTCGCTTTCGGCGCTACTGCTGCTGGCGGAACGGTGACTTCGGGAGGTTCAGGAGGAGGTGCTGGCGCGGTGGTAGCAAAAGCGGCAAACGGCGGTTCGGACGGTGCTGATGGGGGTCATTCCTCCTCACGTAATGGTGGTACTGGTCAGGGCACCACAACGCGAGAATTTGGCGAAGCCACTGGCAAGCTGTATTCTGGCGGTGGCGGAGGCGGGGATGGCTATTCGAGTAGTTATTACGGGAGTGTTGGTTTAGGGGGAGAAGGGGGAGGAGGAAACGGTGGACCCAGGTCTGGTTCAGGCTCTAATGGAACTGATAATCTCGGCGGGGGTGGTGGAGGCGCTGGAGGTTCAGAAGACCATTCAGGACGCTTTTCTTATTCAGGGGCTGGCGGTTCGGGCATCGTGTGCATAAGGCTACACAAAGAATAAACGCGGCCTCCGTTTCGGAGGTCGGGACGAAGAAACGGAGGTTTATATGGCAATTACAGGCAGAGCGGTGACAGCAGGGGGAGGCGGAATTGCCAATCGGCTGGATTTCACCTACACGGGCGGTACATTCAATGAGCGTACCGCAGACGGTGTAGTGGAGTTTTTGGAAACCGGTATCCTTACGATGAAAAAGGATACGTATGTGGATGTATTCATGGTTGGCGGTGGTGCCGGGGGTGTGTCTATTGGAACATCCAGCAACGGCGGAGCCGGAGGTAGCGGTGGATGCACAAGAACTATTGTAAACGCTTTGTTGCGAAAAGGGGTGGCATACCAAGTTGTTATTGGCGCGGGCGGAACCGGTGGTGGCAACTCCGGCGGGGAGACTTCGGCTTTTGGTTACACAGTTACAGGTGGAACTGTTGCTAACGGCGGCTCCGGCGGCGGTAAAGGCGGCGTCGGCGCAAACGGGCAGACGAACGCCGGAGATGGCGGGTCAAACGGATCGGATGGTGGTAATGTCGGATACTCGATAACCGGAAACCCCGGAAAAGGGCAAGGCACTACCACAAGAGAGTTCGGCGAAGAAACCGGAAAGCTGTACGCCGGTGGCGGTGGCGGCGGTCAAGGAATATACGGAAACTATGGAACTGCGGGAGCTGGCGGTGAAGGCGGCGGTGCAAATGGAAATTCCACAACTGACGCTACAGCTAATACCGGCGGCGGTGGCGGCGGCGGAAAAGCGTTTGCTGGTGGTTCCGGCACCGGCGGTCAAGGAACTGCTGGCGGCAGCGGTATCGTGTGTATCCGTCTGCACCAAGACGACCCCACTGAGAACGTGCTGAGTGGAACGTGGAAGTTTAATGACACTCTTACCATGCCGAGCACTTCGTTTACAGAGCGCTTCGATTTTGACGGGACAGAAGCCTATGCTGGTTCCAGCCTTTATGCTTCAATGGGTATGAGAACTTTGGGACAAGGACGCTATCTTCTCTTTGGGCACAATTTCAATGATTTGTCGGCAAATTATGTACAAGTATATAGTTTCACTACCAATACATGGGTCCAAGAAACAGCAAAAACCATAAAATTCTGGAACCGCTATCAGGTAGTTTCCCCGGAGTTCTACGCATGGTTCACCGCAAACGCCACCAAGATTTCGGATTAAGGAGCGTGATTAAGTGAGATACGCATTGGTTGAAAACGGTGTTGTTACAAACATCATCGAAATGGACAAGCGGAACGAGCAGTTCTTCCCCTCCGCCGTGTACACCGGTGACAGGCCGGTGGGCATGGGCGACACGTACAAGGAGGGCAAGTTCTACCGTGACGGGAAAGAGGTGCTGACGGCACTGGAGGAAGCCAACAACGAGATAGACAGTTTGACGCAACAGCTGGGCGAGGCTGTGGAAACCATCTATCAGGCGGATATGGAGGTTATCGGATGAGCATGATTATCGGTAAAGCGTTAATTGCGGGGGGGGGTACTGCTAAACGATTAGAGTTTGAGTACACCGGAACGTACAACGAACGGCTGGATGACGGGGTTGTGGAGCTGCTTACAAGTGGCGTGCTTACGGTGACGAAGGACACGTACATCGACGCCTTTCTTGTAGGGGGCGGGGGCGCTGGGAATGGAAGCAGCGGCGGATTTAATTCGACGTGGAACGGCGGTGGTGGTGGCGCAGGTGGGTTTACAAAGACCATCAAAAAAGCGCTACTTCAAGAAAACGTCGAGTATTCCGTTGTAATCGGCGCGGGCGGAATTGCGTTATCCGGGAAAAACGCCTATGGAAAAGTGGGCCCTGCTGGAGGTAATACAGTTGCTTTTGGCTATACGGTAGAAGGAGGAAAATCTGCATCTTCTACGTGGGACGGCGGCAACGGTGGCTCTGGCGGAGGCGTAGGTGGTACCAAAAGCTCTGTTTCTACAGACGCCAACCCCGGCGACGGAGCCAGCGACGGGAATAACGCACTTACAATCGGTACAAGGATTGGCGGCACCGGTCAGGGCACAACTACTCGTGAGTTCGGCGAAGCAACTGGCAAACTGTATGCCGGTGGTGGCGCAGGGTCAAGGGGTTCCAACTCTGCAACCCACGCCTCTGGCGGTGAAGGGGGAGGGGGAACACAAGGTATATCTGGCAAAGCTAACACTGGTAGCGGTGGTGGTGGTGGGACGATAGCAGTTTCAAATAATGAATACGTGTCTTACCCCGGCTCCGGTGGCTCGGGCATCGTGTGCATCCGGCTACACAAGGAAGCGTAACAACAAACTGAAAGGAGAACGACTATGTACAACATTATGACGAAGCTCATCAACAAGCGGTTCTACAAGACCCGTGAGGAGGCACAGCAGAAGTGCGACGTGTTTTACGCCGTGGGGCGCATCACGGACGAGCAGTACACGGAGCTGTGCGCGCTGATCGAGAGCGTGTACGCGGAATAAGGGCGGGGAGAATTACTCCCCCCGCTGAATGTAGGTTTCCTCGGCACTGACCTGTGCCTGTTTGAGCGCGGCAACGGCCTTTTCAAGCTGGGCAATGGCGTCGGTGACGGCGTTGAACAGGGCGAAATACTCTGGCATGGAAACACCTCCTTTCTGCAAGCAGGATAGCACAGGGAGCGTGTCAGAAACGGTCGAAGGGTGTCGAGGGGCGAAAATAATTTGAGAGGAGAACGCGGCGAATGGAACCGTGGATGAAGGAAGTGCTTTTGCCCATCGTGCTGGCTATGTTGGCAAGTAACGGGCTGTGGGCGCTGATAGGGAAGCGGCGTAATAAGAACGATGTGGAGCGAAATATGCTGGTAGGGCTGGCGCATGACCGCATCATCCATCTGGGCATGGTGTACGTGACACGGGGGTACATCACGCAGGACGAGTACGAAAACCTCAATGACTATCTGTACCAGCCGTATGAAAAGATGGGCGGCAACGGCAGCGCAAAACGGGTCATGGAGGAAGTGAGGAAACTGCCCATCAAGCGAGAGGCGTAAAGCCGGAAAGGAAGAACAGTATGGATTTTGCATCTTTGGGCATTGCGAGTGTGGCGGCGATCACCGTCGTGTGCTACCTCATCGGCATGGCTGTTAAGGCCAGCGGGCTGAACGACAAGTGGATCCCGGTCATCATGGGCGTGTGCGGCCTTGTGCTGGGCGTGTTGGGTATGTTTATCATCCCCGACTATCCCGCGCAGGACTACATCACCAGCGCGGCTGTGGGTATCGTCAGCGGTCTGGCGGCGACCGGCGTTAATCAGGTGTTTAAGCAGATGAAGTCGACTAACGACGAGGAGGCCATATGAGCACCGTTAGTAAGGTCATCAAGATCGCGGCGGCAGAAATCGGATACCCGGAAAAAGCCACCAACAGCAATCTTGACAGCCCGACGCAGAACGCCGGGTACAACAACTACACCAAGTATGCGCGAGACATTGACGCTATCCCCCATTTCTACAATGGGAAAAAGCAGGGATACCCGTGGTGCACGGTCTCCCTGGCCTGGTGGTTTATCAAGGCATTCGACGTTGACGAGGCGAAACGGTTGCTCCTTCTGCCGGAGGACTCGCTGGGTGCCGGTGTGTATTACCTCAAGCGGTACTTCCGTGACGCTGGGCAGCTTGGCACGACGCCAAAGGTAGGCGCTCTGGTATTCTTTGGGGATGAGCATACCGGCATTGTCACAGCCGTAAATGGCGGGGGATTCAGTACCATTGAAGGGAACACCTCCAAAGCAAAGGGCGTGGTCGCAAACGGCGGCAGCGTGTGCGCCAAGTCGTACAGCACGGTAAAATCCAGTTGGACGTTTGGCTATCCGGCCTACACGGAAGTGGACGAGGACAAGCCGAAGGTGTATCTTTCCCCCGCTATGCACCGCCAGAACGAGTGCTGCTATCCTCGCGAGGATGGGCGGCAGTGCTACGAGGCGCTGGAGAACAATGAGTACATCGACATCCTGGAGCCGATTCTGAACCGCTGCGGCATTGACACCTTGCGTGGGTATCGCCGAACCCCGATGGACGGCGAGGACGGCGAACAGATCATGTACAACAACATCAACGCCGGGAACGCATGGAAACCGGATGTATACTATGTGTCGCACACCAACGCCAGCACCAACGGCAAAACCGGCAGCGGAACGGCCAAGGGCTTTTCCTCTATGTACTATCCCGGAAGCAGCAACGGCAAAAAGCTGGCGGAGTTGATGGTACAGCACAGATCGGAGATCTATCCGTATAGCTGCAAGACTGTGGCAAGGAGCGATCTGCACGAGCTGTCGGACACCGACGCCCCCGCTGTGTACCAGGAGCACGTTTTCCACGACAACCCGGAGGACGCAAAGTGGTTCCACGAACACATGAAGGAGTGCGCAGAAGCCGACGCAAAGGCTTTGTGCGAATATCTCAATATTGCGTATGTGGACGAGCCAAAAACCGAGCCTGAAAAAAACATCCTGTATCGGGTGCAGGTGGGCGCGTTCCGGGTCAAGGCTAACGCCGAGGCGCAGTTGGAGAAATTGAAGGCGGCGGGCTTTGACGGCTTTATTGTGGAAGTCGAAAAGTGAAATGACCTCGGAGCGCGTAAGGCGATAGTCAAAAAACGACCGGAGAAATAAAAATAAGCCCCCTGCGGCGCACAGAGCGTCACAGGGGGCTTTCTACTTTAACAGGAGGGTAGTTTGACGGGCAAAAAAGAAACGCCGCAGAGGGCGTTTACGGGCTAAAAAAAGATGCCTCCCGCCGGGAGTGAAGGGGGGGGTAACACTCGGCGGCGGGAGGACTTGAAAAGTGGGAGACGCAACCTGTGTGTAAAGGGAGGGCTGCATCACATTTACTGTAGCACGAACGGGCGGGCGCGTCAATGGCGGGCGGCAAATTTTTACGCATTTTGCACGCTCCCGGCCAAAATGTTGGCGTTGATGTCCGCCTGACGCTCACGGGCTTCGAGAACGAGTGCGGCGGAGCGCTTGCCGGTGCGGGAAAGCAGACGGCCTGAATAGCGCTGGGTGACGTTTGGGTTTGTGTGCCCCAGCTTGGACTGAAGCTCCTCCTGCTTCATTCCGGCGTTGAGGTCGATGCGGGCGCCCACATGGCGCAGGTCGTGGCTGCGGATGTCGGGGACGCCGGTGACTGCCCTGACGTGGGATTCCACAAGGGTGGAGAGCCACTGGCGGGAACCGCGCTGCCACTCGCGGCTTTCATCGCCGGTGCGTGGACCGAAGGAACCCTTTGGCGCGGTGTTGCCGAACAGGGGCGCTGTGTCGGGAAGGTCCTTCGGCCGGATGCCGCTGGCCAGATAGATACGGACGGCGGACTGGGCGATGTCGGGAAATTCGATGCGGCGGAACTTGCTGCCCTTGCCGCTCTCGACGGAGAGCTCGCCGTCCTCCCAGTGGAGATCCGCCGGTGTGAGGTCCAGAAGCTCGGCGTTGCGGAGCTCGGTGGTCAGAAGCATAATGACGATGGCGTAATTCCGGGGCCATGTTTTCGCCTTGGCGGTGGCGGGCTTGTCGTTGCGCCAAAGCTTCATCACCTGTTGGTCGGTGAGAAGCACATCATAGGGACGGCGGGCGGCCTTGCGGGTGTCGGGCGTCAGGCGGCGGGAGACAGGGTTGTTGGCGTACCAGCCGCCGCACTCGGGGTCGCTGGCGTAGTCGAAAAAGGTGCGGAGCCGGTTGACGTATAGGGCGACGGTGTAGGTGCTGCAGCCGCTGTCGATCAGGTTGTCGCGCCACAAAAGGATGGTGGCGTAGGAGGGGTCGGCGTAGTTCTCCTTGGACTCGATGAAGAAGTTGACGAAGTTCTCCAGCGTGGCGGTGTACGCCTCGACGGTGCGGGGGGAAGCGCCGGTGGCGGCGCAGTTTTTGATGTAGGAATCTGTTGCGGCGCAAAGCTTACGTTCGGCGGCAGAGCTGCGGGGCACAGGTCATTCCTCCTTCCTGTGGGGTTCGCGGGAGTCTAAAATCTCCACGGTGTCGGGGAGCAGGAGGCGGGCGGCGGACTCGCTTTCAGCGGTGATGAGCATGGTCATAATCTCGCCGTCCCGCTTGCGGCGGACGGTAAAGGGGTATTCTCGCTTTATCACGTTGGTGACGAGCATGGGGTCATTCCTCCTTCTGCATACCGTCCACGCCAAAGGTGAAGCGGACGATATTGGGGATCACATCGCTGTCGGCGACAATGAACGTGTCGCAGAATGTGAACAGGGAAGCGATGGCGGTCTTGGTTCTGTCCAGACCGATGAACGGCGTGTGGAGCACGACGGAGACTGTGGCGGTTTTGCTTTCGGGTTTGGGATCGCTGCAATCTACGGCGAAGTCGGGGCGCAGGGTGAGGGCCGCTTCCTTGAGGGAGATGTACTGCTTGAGCTTCTCAGGTCTGATAGACATGGTGGTGTCCTCCTTACAGAATTTTGTCATAGTATAGTCTACCGGCAAATGCGGATATTGTGCAAGGAATTTGAAAAAATTTTCAAAATTTATCCGCGGCGGAGTGCGGGGACAATATCGGCGATGATGCCGGCGGCCTCGGATGCCTCGGCGGTGGTGTTGTACCAGTCAAAGGAGAAACGGATGGTGGACAGGGCTTCTTCTTCGGTGAGGCCGCTGGCCATGAGGTTGGCGGAGGCGGCGTTGTCGCCGGAGGAACAGGCGGAGCCGGTAGACACCATGACGCCGTTTACACTGAGGGCGGCGGCGAGGGCAGCGCCGTAGACACCGGGGAAGCGGATGGAAAGGATGTGGGGAGCGCAATCCTTACTGCTTTTGCCGACGGGCAGATTGATGTCGAAATCCACACGGTGGCAACCAAGGGAAATGATAAACTCCTGAGCGACGGCGCGGATAGCTTTCTCGTTTTCCTCCATGTGTAGGGAGCGCCAGGTGAGGGCGGCGGCCATAGAGCTGACAAGGGGGACGGAGACCGTGCCGCCGCGCATACCGCGCTCCTGTGCGCCGCCGAAGATCATGGGGGCGATGGGACAGCCGCGGCGGACGATGAGTGCACCGATGCCCTTGAGGGAGCCGAACTTGTGGCCGCCGAAAGCCATGTAGTCCGCACCCAGCGCCTTGAAGTCCACGGGGATGTGGCCTACGGCGGCGGTGGCGTCACAGAAAACAAGGCCGCCCTTTTTACATAGACTTTTGACATCGTAGAGCTGGCCGGTTTCGTTGTTGACCAGCATTTGTGCGAGGTCCAGCTTGGTGTACTTGGGGACGTTGTATTGCTCTACCGCCTCGGTGACGGCGTGATGCTCAAAGGGACTGGCTACCAGGGAACGTCGGCGTTGGTCCGCAGTGGAGCAGATGCTCTTGACGGCCCAGTTGCAGGCTTCGGTGGCGCCGGAGGTGAAATACACCTCGTCCGGTTCGCAGTTCAGTTTGTCGGCGATGATGGCACGGCAAGATTCCAGTTCGGCCTTAGCCTCGCGCCCAACGGCGTGGGCGCTGGAAGGGTTGCCGAAGATGGCGCACTGCGTGGCGGCACCAAATGCGCCGGGAACGGGCGGTGTGGTGGCGGCGTTATCGAAGTAGATCATGTCAGGTTTCTCCTTTTCGTAAGAAGTTTTGCAAAGTGTGTCTTTGGTTATTTGTTGTGCTTTTGCAAAGCGTGTTATGTTTTTCGCCGGCCGAGTTTGCATATTTGCCGATATTCAAAACGCAACGGAAATATAGTTTGCAAAACAAGCCGGAGGGCGGTGTGCCGTCCGGCTCGTAATGTGGGATATTTTGTATGGCTGCGGATGGCGCGTCAGCTGTTGACGGCATCCTTGAGCTGTTTTGCGGGCTTGAAGATGGCCACGCGTTTGGCGGGGACGGTGATGGCCTCGCCGGTAGCGGGGTTCTTGCCGGGGTGCGCGTCGCGGACCTTGCTGGTGAAGATGCCAAAGCCGGAGATATTCACGCTGTCTCCGGAGCGCATGACGCCGGTAAGGGTGTTGGCAGCGGCGGCGATCACGCGCTCGACGTCGGACTTCTTCATGTCGGTCACTGCTGCCAGAGTGGAAATAAACTCGCTCTTGGTCATGGAATGTGCCTCCTTTCTGTTGTAGATTTTAGACTGAAACGTTTTATCGCCTTGCGGCTGGTGGGGGATCGGGGACTTGAACCCGGAACCGGGCCGTTATGAGCGGCCTGCTCTGCCGATTGAGCTAATCCCCCAGGGGGTTGGGCGGCGGGCTGCCCAGACCGCGCCGCCCGGAAGGAGAAATCGCTTGGCCTGCCTGTATTCCAACAGGAGCCGGGGAAAATGAACAAAACCCGGTGCTGCTTCTTACGGCCACAGCATTTATAAAGGAGGTCCTATCTGGACCGCGGACGCCTGTCGCGTCCGATGGAGCAGGAGGCGGGAGTCGAACCCGCATGGCTTGCCGGCGCACGGAAAATAGAACATGAACATTGGAGGTGTTGATGTGTCCGAACAACAGCAGCAGAAAGGAGATTTCTGTGTGTGCCGTGCAAGCGCCCCGACGGCGCTCCTGCGTAGAGAGTGGGAAGGACGGGCTGGGGGGATGCCCGCCTCCCCGATGGGGGTGGGGCGTTCCTTCGTTCGCTGTCACGCCCAAATCATGCTACCGGCTGGTTCGACCCGGCGACACCGCTGCCAGATGCGGAGGTTTCATTCCTGACGGGGGAAGTCATCCATCAGGCGGGCATGGAGCAGCGTAGCGGATTTGAACCGCCACTCCCAGCTTGGAAGGCTGGTGTGCTGACCGTTGAACACTAACGCTGCAAATTTTGCGGGGACACAGTTGGCGGGGTGCCGGTGCGGATGGCTACTGACCTACACGGCGGCCTTGTCCAAAGACAGCCGCCACCACGCCGCTTCCACATCTACAGGTTTCGCCTCGGATTTTCGCCGCACACGCCGGCACCCGAACCAACCACGGAACTTTTCAGCCCTGCGCCGGTACGTCGGTCGCATCCGTTCATCTTTACAAAGCCGGTGCCAGCCAATACATAAATTTCTTCGTCCCGCCGCTTTCGTACAGCGCACAGGAAAGACCACTTCCGCAGGCTTACGCTCCGTGCGGCTGCGAGGCAAGAGGTCACGCCTATGGTGCAGACGGTTGGGCTCGAACCAACGACGGGAACCCGACATTTGCCTTGCTCCGCTCTATCCGACTGAGCTACGTCTGCATGAGGGGGGTGCTCGTCTTTCCGAGCCGCCAGCCAATCATGTGATGGCGCACAGGCGCTTCTACGTCAGCAGAGTTTTAAGCGTTCCCGAACACACCTGCTCGAAGGAGAACTTAATGGCCTCGCTTTTGGGCACGTCTCCATGTGTCCGCAATTACAACATCGAGGCTTGAGGGGCTTACTTCAGGACTTCGCATCACCCATACGGCTGTTCCGCTAAAACGCTCGTCACTCGCGGTGTCCACGTAGAATTGGAGGTATCGGTGGGGATCGGACCCACGACCTGCTCATTACGAATGAGCTGCTCTGCCAGCTGAGCTACGACACCGGATCCCCACCTTGTTTACGTCCTGGTGGGCGAGCTGACGTGCGGCGGAAAGGGGCCTGCGCCACTTGTGGCCGCGTTCCTGCCAGAATTGCGCTGGGGACACCGGAAGAATGGATGTAATACCGGTGCAGCCTTTCTTACGGAAGGGCTTATATAATTCGGGGGGGGTACACCGAAGCCGTCGGGGAAGGGGTCTCCCCTTCGGCAATTTTAAGTATGCGCTCCGTGTCAAGGGAACTTCTGAAAGTTTTTGAAAAAATTTTCAGGTGTTGAAGGACTCGCGGATTTTGTAGAGACCGAGGTCAAATTCGGCGGTGTAGTAGCGGCCCTCCGGGTGGATGTAAACGACTGTTCCGGTGGCCTTGCGGTCTGTGGCCTCGATGCGGCGGGTGACGGTATCGCCCAGGTGGATGTTGGAGGGGATCATGGGGAAGCCTCCTTTCTTGTGTTTCTATGATGGAGTATAGGCACCGTGTCAAGGGAAGCGGACAAAAGAATATTCCGGTCGGTTGACCGGAGAGTCGGCATAGGGTAAAATGCTCCTGAAGAAAGGGTGGTGGTTTTGTGGGGAAGTATAGACCGTTTTCGTTCGGGTCGAGAGTGAAGAAACGACCGGAACGGCCAGAAAGTACGTCTGGTGTAAAATGTGAGCGCAGATGGAGATGCGGTGAATGTAAGAACCGGGACATTTGCGGACTGTATGGGAAGTCGGACGATCTTGCTTGCTACGAGATAGTGCAGAAGAAATGAACCCCGCACGGCTGATGCCGCGCGGGGGTTTGTTATTTACTCCATTTTCGACCGCAGGAGAGGCAAACAAACTGGATGTTGTTTGCACCGATTGCGCCGCCCAACAGACCAACAGGACCAAGTAGCAGACCGCCAACGGCAGCCTTGCCGATACCGAAGCCTTTTTTGACAGCTTGGATGTTGGGTTTTCCGCAAAACGGGCATACGCCAGAAGCGGCGTTTCCGTAACGAGGAGAGGGCACAGCTATACGTTTGGATGGAACGTTTGTTAGATCCGTTCTGGCCAAAGCCTCCGCATGACATTGAGGGCAAATCAACGTTTCGTTCAGCGTGTAGCTTTCCTGGCTGTTCCGAGAGACAAAGGAAAACGGCTTTTCGATGGTGCAGCCGCATTTACACCGGATGTAGACCTTTCCGGCGTGTATGCGGTCGATGCAAAACTGGCGGTCAACGCTGTTTGCCTGTTCTGCATTGCTCTCGGTTTGCCGGTGAGGCTGTTCTCTGATCGGATAGCCACAATGTGGACAGACGTCTGCCTTGTCGCTGACTTGGCCGTTACATTCCGGGCAGGTAATCAATGCCATAATGTTGCTCCCCTTTCTACTTTAATGTATCATTATTCCCCGTCGAAAACGGAGAAAATGGTCTGCATGATTTTGTGGATCTCCGGGTCGTCGTAGCGGTCCGGGGTGATGACGAGATCGAGAAGGCCAAGTCCGTCCAGGTCGGCGATGTCGTAGGTCTCCTGTTCACTGTGCTGCGTCACCAGCTCCGCAAGGCGGCGGGGGAAGCCCTGGCGCTCCGCCTCGTCGATAAACTGTGCAGCGGTCATCTGCTGTTCCGGTCCGGAAAGCGCCTCTATGTCCAGCTCGTCCATGACGATGCCGGACAGCTCAGGCGATGCCCCGGAAAGGCGGAGGGCGAGGTCCAGCGCCTGTACGTCGTGGGGCGTGTATGCCTGCTTCTCCGGTGATGCGGCAAAGGCGCGGTCCAGGGCGGCGTTGGTGTCCTCGAAACTGTAGGGAAGGATGCTGTGGGCGGCAAAAATAAATTCCTCTCGTGTCATGGGTGGTATTGGCCTCCTCGCTGTTCTTGTCGTCAGAATAGCACATTCAGGCGGCAATAGCAAGGGCGTTCTGTGGGAATTACGACAAAACAGGAGCGTTTTTGGCGCTCCTGTTCGTATGTTACGGGTCCTGTTCGCCGGGGTCGAGGTCAAAGCCGTCATAGGGGGCGTTAAGGAAGTCGGTGCAGCATTTGACGCAATCCTCGTCGAGGCAGAGGTCGGGGTCGGCGGAGTAGGGACACATGATCCACTCCGCCAACTGCTCGGCGGTCATCTCGCGGAAGTGTTCAAGGTTTGTTTTGGGGTGCCGTTCCAGATGGAAGCCCTGCTGGGATTTGGCATAGGCAGATGCACAATCGCCGTAGGCGGGGCACTGAGGGGCGGCGCAGGGCAGCACGGCCTCCATGCCGGTCATTTTGCAGATGTGGCTCATACGTTGTGTTCCTCCTGTTCCAGCCGTGCTTTCAGTGCGGCGTTTTCAGCGCGTAGGGAATCTATGCAGACGGTCTTGCGGTCGATCTTGCGGGCGAGGCCGTCAAAGGCTTGTGCAAATGCACAAGGAGTCTCGCCGTAGCAGATGTCGCGGCAGGTCTTTTTGTAGGGGCAGAATTTGTTTTTCATTCCCGTTCCTCCTGTTCGTCGGTGCTGTTGGCGATGTGCCTGCGGATGGGCATGATGAGTGCGTCGCCGTCCGGGCTGTGGAAATAGACGATGGACAGCTCACCGGGGCGGCAAGCGGCGGTGCAGCCGGGAAGCGCCTCCAGAATGTCCAAGAGATAAAGGGCGTTGACCATTGGCAGACCGTCGCCCCAGCTGAAGCAGGTGGAGAGCGTGTCCCCTGCGGGGTGGGACTCGGCCTTGTATTTTGCCCGGTCGCTGGCGATCTTGGCGCGTACCTCGGCGGCAGTTGGTAGGTTGAGGGTGATGGTGGCGCCGTCGCTGTTCAGCAGCTCCGGTATGGTGTCGTAGACGTGAGGGTCGTTAGGCGGCGGCGCCCATTGCAGCGCGGTGGAGGGCGTGTTCAGGCGCAGGAGGGTGAAGCCGTCCGTGATGTACTGGCGGCCCTGTTCGTCCAGAAACGCGCCGGCGAAATGGGGACGGACCCATTCCTGCTTAGAAACGGAGGCGTTGTACAGGCGCCGCAAGGCGATAGCACTGGTGCGGCGCTTGTCGTCCCGCTTGTATTGCTTGGCCATGTCGGTGTGGATGGCGCGGACCAGGAGCGCCAGCTGGTAGCCGGCGTTGATCTTCCCGTGGGTGTTCGGGTCGATGGAGGGTTCCAGGGCGCAGAAAAAGCGGCGTTCCTGTTTCGGGAGGGAATAGGCGATGGCGTAGAGGTTTTCCAAAAGCTTTTCGGGGGTCATGGTGTGGTGCTCCTTTCGTGTGGTGTTCGCTCACATTCCGGGCAGCGCCATGAGGGCGCTGCCGGAGGTGATGAGCATGGACGGGTCGGCGATAGTCTTTTCGTAGCTGTCCGCACCCTGGAAGTCGTCAATGACGGCCTGTTCTTCGGCGGTCATGTCGGCGTAGTGCTTTTTGCCGTAGGTGGGCGGCAGCCAGTTCTTTTTCTGACCGGCAAAGATGTTCAAACGGTCGATGATGCGGGACGCCTCCGGCTTAAACTTGATGTGGCAGGTGCCCTTTTTGTAGAAGGTGCAGGTGAAATAGGTGAAATCCGCCTTGTTCATTTCGTTCATGTTGGCGATGCGGACGGCGCGATCTATGGTTGTGTGGAAAGTAGTTTCGCCGCGGTCCAGATAGTTCATAGCGCGTTCCAGATCGGAGATTAGGCTGTTCACCCGGTAGCTGTCCAGCTTTTCACGGCCCCAGCTGGCGCAGCAGCCGTTGGAGGGGATGATGACTTTCATACCCACCTTGTGGGCCTTGTTCGTCGCCCAGCCGTTATAGTAATGGATGTTGTTGGCGCACTCCGGGTACCAGGAGTGCTTGGCGGAGAAGGTGTCAAACAGATCAAGGATGGAATCCTCGACGCCGCGGGAGAGCTGGTGGGCAATCTCCCGCATGACGGTTTCGATGTTGTACCGGGAGAAATCGTACTCGGAAAGAGAATTGACCTTGCCGTAATAGTCCTGCTGCATGACAGAGGTCATTTTGTCGGTGAGCTCCGGACGGCGCAGGAGATTGCTCCAATACTTGGCGCGGAGACCGAAAAGGTAGGCGTTCAGCATGGTGGCGTTGTTGCCGGTGTTCCTGTTGCCCACCTTGAGGGACAGGAGGGGTTCTCCGTGATCTCTGCCGGGGTCCATGTAGGGGCGGAGGGCGGCGAACTCGTTGATAAGCTTTTCGCCCAGGGCGGCCTCGAAGTTATAGCCATCGATCATGTTCTGCAGCCAGTCGGCGGAGGCAAGGTCGGTGGCTTGTTCGCTGCTTGGGGTGCTCTTTTCGTGGGCGCGGCGGAGGGAGGAAAGAATGTCGCTGGGGATTTCTTTTTTCGGTATGTTCACATAGACCAGCGCGATCTCCACGTCGGTGGGGCGCTGGGCATGACGGAAGGCGTTTTCAATGAACTCAATGCGGGCGTTGTGTTCGTGCAGCTGTTGCAAAAGAATTTTGCGGCGGTTAGTGTAGGGGTTGCGTATGGTCTCAGCGTTCAGCAGGCAGACGATCTGGCCGCCGCGCTCCATGAGGGAGAGGGCGTGCAAAAGGTGTTCGTCGCCGCTGTCGAAAGGCGGATTCATGATGCAGAGGTCGTACTGCTTGAAGCTGCGGAAGGTGAGAAAATCGTCGTGGACCACGTGCAGCCCCTTGCCGCGCAGGAGGGCGGCAAGGTCGCTGTCGCGCTCGATGCAGTCTATGTAGGTGTTGTTCTCGTTGAAGGAGATACGGCGGCTGTTCCTGTAGCTGCGGACGAAAGCGGTAACGGCATCGGCAAGGTCGCCTTTACCGGCGGAGGGCTCGAGGATGGAAAAGACATTTGCCCAGTCCACGCAGGAGAGCATTTTCCCAGCCAGTTTGGAGAGCGTGGGGTAAAAGCCGCTGTTGTCGAAGGACGGCAGGCGGCGGAGATCGGCGGCGCGGCTGTTCGCTGCGGCGGTGGTCACGGCGGCGCTGTGTTCACTGTACCAGTCGCGGATCTTCTTTTTCGCTCCCGCGATGGTGGAGGCGCGGCCCAGGTAGTCGCCGCGGTCGTCGCCTCCGGTGGTGGCGCTGACAATATATTCCGTGTTGCCGTAGTAAGATCTGGCCTTGATGGTGGCGATCTCGGCGCCGTGGGCGGAAACGGCGATGTGTTCATCTCCATAATGGTTTTTCTTGGTGGCGTAGGTAAACATGGGCGGTGGCCTCCTTGTAGATTTTTGGTTTGGTGTTCAGGCGGTGAGGGCGTCGCGCTGGGCGATGAGCGCGGCCAGCTCGGCGGTGTGGATGGTGCGGCGGTGCTGTTCAATACAGTTGTTCGCTGCCTGACAGACGCGCTGTCGCTGCTCGGCGTTGAGGTACGGCGCGGCGGTGCGGAGGGCGGCAGCGGCGGAGAGGAGCTGCTGGCGCTCCTGCTCCGTGGCCGCGGTGCGGGTCTTGATTCGTGTGGGCATGGGGGCTCCTTTCTTCGTCAGGTGCGCCGCCGGGGCGCGGTGCGGTAGGCGGCGCCGTTCTTGGTCTCGCCCCGGTCGATCTTGCCGGTGTTCACAAGAGCGGTGAACATTTCGCGGATCACCTGCTCGGTGATGTCGCCGGTGCAATGGCCGTTCTGGCCGTCCAGGCGCTGGACGTGGAATTTGCTGATGACCACGGGCAGGGCGTTGTAGTCAAATTTATAGAGGTTGCGCCGGGGCGTTTTGAACGCCTCCAGCAGGGCGGCGTTTATGTCGCCGCGCTTGCTGTTCAGATAGTCCCGGTACTGCTGCGCCGTCCAGTTGTAGGCGGTCTCGTAGATGTCGGTGGCGTAGTGCTGGAAGGTGCAGCCGTGTTCCAGCGCGGCGGAAACGGCGGGGATCAATTCCTCGGTGACGTAGCCGCTGACTTCCTGCGGGTGGATATAAAGGGAGCTGTTCCCGTTGGTGACGGTGGCACCGTTGCCGTTCCGGTACGGCTCTTTGATGGTCCAGCCCTCGGCGGCGAACAGGCCCAGAATGTCACTATAGAAATTCTCGGTCTTGTCCTGGTCCATTCCCTTGCCCCATACATAACCGGAGTTCAGGCGGAAATAGACGTGCTTATAGGGGGTATCGTCGCGCTGTTCGCTGTTTTCCTGACGGCGCTGTTCGGCGTAGGCTTCCAGCTCGTCCAGGCTGTGGCGGATGGCGGAAATGGCGTTGGTAGCGGTGTCGCCGGTGGGGTCGCCGGTGATAACGTCTTTCAAAACGGCGGCATTGGCGGCGATGGCGTCGCAGTGGGTGCGGACGGCGGCCGCCTCCGGGATGGGATACTTGATGGTGGACATGGTGATTTCTCCTTTCGTTGTTCAGATGATGGCGTTTTCTCGGATCACTGGAAAATATAGGCGATACCTTCGGAGAATTTTCTGCTGGACTGCCCCCACTTGAATTGATACAAAGAACTGTCTCCGTTCAAATTCCAATTAAGGGTTTCTTTCATGTCCGCTGTGTTAAGAAATTGCAATATTCCACGCTCTTTTATCTGTTCGGCTCCCCAATAATTATTTGTCCTGTTGTCAAAAACAGAAATTGTATTGATAAGCCCGGAGCCGCGGTCACTTTCGACAGTTATAACGAGTTTTGCCTTGTGTAAAATTTTTCTCCTCATGGTGTTCCTCCTTTCCGGGGAGGCGGTGCGCCTCCCCTGTTCGGTTTAGTCGGGCTGTTCAGTCACGGGGTGTTCCCATGTGCTGTCGTGGTGAAAGACGAAATACAGGTGTTCGCCGTAGTTCTCGATGGTGTCCGGGGTGCGGGTCAGGCCGTGGCGGGCGGCGGTGTCGATCACGCCCTGGCGCAGGGCGCGAAGGTCGCGGTAATAGTTCTCGTTCACAACGGGGATGTCGAATTTCACCAGCAGGATCACCTGCTCCATGTGGTCATAAAATCCATCGAGATCAAATTCCACCTTGACGGCGCCGGGGAGGGTCAGCAGGTCGCGCTGCAGGGCGGCGCACTGTTCAGAGATGCCGAATCGGGCGGCGGTGGCGGCGGTGCGGTCGTTCATTTTGTTTCCTTTCTGCCCTCGTGACCTCCGGGGCGGGCTGTTCGTGGTGGGGATGTGGATTTTTACAAGGGGCGATATGTGTCGATAGCTACTTGACAAGCAATCTTTGTGCGGTATCTGCCAAAACAACATAAGGTGCTATATTTGCGACGTTTTGCATCCAATACCACCCACCAGATGCGCCCGTCTACGGCTGTTCGTTTTACCGGTATGAAACTGCAAGACTCCATAATTTTTACCTCCATTTTTCGCGCTGTTCGCGTTGTTCGTGTTTGTGGGTGGGTCGGCAGATGCCGCCCCGGTGAGGGTTAGTCGGGCTGTTCGGTATTTTCGCCGCGCTTCCAGCGGCGGAACACCGCCAAGGCGTTTGCCTCGTCGCGGCGGTGCAGCTCCTGAAGGAAGAAGCGGGCCACGTCGATTTTCTCTTTATCGGTGGGGCTGATGGCGAAAACAGCTCGTTCAAGCTGTTCATCCGTCAGCATTTGCACCGATTCCAGAATGTCGGCGAAGTCCTGGCGGGCCTGTTCCTGCTCCTGCTGTGCCTGTTCAGCCTTGCGGCGCTTGTATTCTTCCAGCCAGGGCGCGGGCATGATGGAGACCACGCGCCCGCCCTCGGTGTACTGTTCCAGCAGGTCGGCCACGGCGACGATAGCCGCGCCGGTCTCTTTGTCCTCGTCGGTGGGCTTGCCGTTGCCAAAATTGCCCTTGTCGCGCAGGAACGCGCCAAAGCTGCGAATGTGAGCGATGAGTCCGCCGTCGTTGTCGCCCAGGTCATAGCGGCCTTCGTAGGTGCTCGGCTCGCCGTCGGCGTCGGTATACGCAATGGAAAAGCTGGTTTTGTCATAGCCGCGTTCCTGGTCGGCGGAAATTTTTTCGTCCAGCGTCTTGAAAATGATCTCGGCGGCGGCGACGGAGAATTTCATACCATCATCAAAAGCGCCGTTTTCGCTCCATTCTACGGTGACGACCGGGGCGCCGTCCTTGATGGGGTGTGCGGCGGCGGTCTGTTCGATGAAAGCGCGGTTTTCGTTGCGGGTGCGGATGGCCTTTTCCCGGCGTTCCAGCTGTTCGGCGTGTTCACGCGCCAGCCGCGCCGACTCGGCGGCGGTGTTCATCTCGTGGACGGCTTCCACGTCGGCGGCGGTGGGGTGGCCTTTGGGCAGGGTGGCCAGCTCGGCGGCGTTGCGGTCAAGCTGTGCCTGCCGCCGGTCGATCTCGGCGCGGATGTCCTCCGGCTTGCGCCAGTGGTAGCGGCCCGGCTGCTGGGCGTCCTGCTCGTCCTGTTCCAGTTTGGCGATATACTCAGGCTCGCCGCGCATGGCAGATTTGAGCGCGGCGGCGCGGGCGTACTTATAGAGGGGGTGCGCCGGGGTCAGGGTGGCGCTGTCGCTGTCGAAATAGTCGGTATAAAGGTCGGTTTCGTTCTTGACGGTGAACAGGTCGCGGGGGAGGTGGTCATAATCGCGGGCGCTGATTGTAACGCTGTCGCTGCGGCTGTCGGTGAAGTAGTAACAGCGGATCAGCTTCCCGCCGTTTACCTTGATGCCGTTCCAGAAAAAGCGGATGGATTCGGTTTTGTTGGTGTTCATTTTGTGTTCCTCCTGTTGTGTAGTCTGTTCCCCGTGTCAAGGGAACGAATTTACTTTTCTCGATGGGGTGGAGCTGGTGCGCCCAACTCCCCAGAGGCGGCGCGGCTGTTCAGCGTTTGCGGGGCTGGTCGATCCGGTCCAGCAGGCGAACAAAAAGCGCCGCCAGGGTGGCGGCGCCGGTGGCGGTGACGATGTAGGAAAAGACGGTCATTTTTAGCGCTCCTTTCGCTTGATACTGTCTGTGATGTTGTCCCAGTAGAATTTATAACCGGTGCCGAGCTGCTCAAAAATTACGGAATGGGCAAAGGTGTAAAACGGGGTGAACACCTCGCCGCGGCTGGTGTATGGGCTGCGCTCTGTGTTCCAGTCGATGCCCAGCCGCCCGGATTCCCGGCGGACGGTGAACACGTCGCCAAAGTGCCGCGTGATGATTTCGCGCCCGCTGCCGTCGTACAGGTGGACGCGCACGCGGTCGCCCTCGTCCAGGTCGGCGGGGCGATACCCGGCGATCCGGTACGTTGACGGAATGGCGAAGAACATATTTTTATGTTTCTCGTTGTAGCTGGCGCGGAACAGGTCGCCGGAGGTGGCGACGGCGATATATTTCCCGCTGGTGTGGATGTCCTCAAACTGCAAAAGCTGCATTTTGTTCTCCTTTCCGCCCGGTTTCGGGCATGAAAAAAGCGCTCCCGGAAAATCTCCGGGGGCGCTGTTCGTGTTTTGCCCCGCATTTTTCCGGGGCTGCTGTTCAGGTGGTGGGGGTGATCTGCTCCGACTGTTCCGCCGGGGCGGGCTGTTCCGCGGTCATCGTCTGGCCGTCCGGCAGGTGGAAGGACACCGAAAAGCCACAGCCCAGGGCGGCGGCGATGGCGGCCAGATCGGACACACTCCAATTATCGCGGCCCAGCTTCTGGGCAATATTCGGCCCGCTTGTGTTTAGACGGCGTGCAAGTTCTCTTGCAGAAATTCCCCGCTCAAGAAGAACGTGCCGCAGCAGTTTTGAAACCTGCATTCTGTATCACCTCTTTCCGGGCGGCCTGCTTATAGTCTACCGGCAGGCGGCCAATTTGTGCACAGTGTAAACGATTTTGTTAATTTTGTCAAGTCTCACAATAGCAACGATAATTATTTGGTTAATTTACCGATTTACAATGATAAGATATGCGCTTATAATGATAATTACAAAGTTACCACAAAACAACACTTTTTGAGGCCGACAGGCCGGAAAGGACACACGACATGAAAAAGTATTTCAACGTAAGTTTCCGGTACAGCGAAAGCGTTTACTGCGCCAACATCGCACACGCCGAGAGCGCCGAGGCCGTGGAGGCGCACTATTCCGCAAAATATGAGTGGTGCAAGGTCTCCGAGGCCACCGCCGCCGACGTGGAGGAAGCCAAGCGGAAGGGAAAGCCGATTGTTGAAATCGATACCCCGACCGCCCGCGCCGAGTGGGAGAGCATGAGCGGGGAACAACAGTATAACGCGCTTGTGGCGATGGCCTGGACCGTGCGCCGGAAGGCAGAGGCCCGCAACCAGACCGGCGCCGCGTGGATCGAGACCGAGGACGACGCGCAGACCGTAGCCGCCGACGCGTGGACTCGGATGGGCGCCGCGCTGGATCGTAACGAGGCCCAGGACGCGCCCGCGCCGCTGGCGGTGATCCTGTACCGGGCAGCAGCCCAGGCCGCGCACAGCATAAGCAGGGCCGAGCAGAGACACGCCCGCGCCATATCCGCCACCATTGACGACGACGGCGCCGAGCGCTGGCAGATCGACACCGAGGCCGGGACGGACTGCGACGCGATAGCACCCAGCCCGGAGGCCGCCGCGATCCTGCGGGAGAGCGTGGAGAGCGTCGCCCGGGATCAGGTGGACCGCGTAGCGCTGACAATGACCGCCCGCGGGTACACTACGGCAGAGATAGCCGCCGCGCTGATGGTTGACCGGTCCACCATTTCCCGCCGCCTGTATGCCATGCGGGACCGCTACCACGCGCAGCAGGACAACGCCCAAGACTAACCACGGACGCGCCCAGCAGGGCGCAGGAAGGAGACAAGGCACCATGACGACCAACAACACCACCAGCCCGGGAACCCTGTACAACATCGCCCCAGAGGGCAAAGCGCAGCTATACACCGCCGCGGAGATCAGAGCCGCAGCAGCGGACGGCCTGCAAATCTGGCTTGACGTGGGCCGCCGCTGGCCCCGCGTCCCGTGCCGCCTGGCCGCCACCGTGCGCGGATGGGTAACGGCAGTAGGGGAACACGGCGCAATATATCAAGCGTGGGCCGGAGACTTCCACGGCAGCCCCAGCCCCGCCGAGATCGTCACCGCCTGACCCAGAACAGACAACCGAATAAGCCCAAACCAGCACCGCCAGGACGGAACCAAAACCGCCCCGGCGGTGCTAATTTTATGCCCGTGCGGATTTTTGACAATGCCACAGGAAATATAGAAATCGAACAGAAACGCCCCGCCACGCTTTCCGGGCGTTGAAGGAATGTCCCCACACCGACCCCCAGAGAAAAACGCCGTCAGCAGCCCCACAGAGGGCAAAGAAACGGGAAAGAGCAGCGGCACCCCCTCACGCGTGCGCGCGCGTTAATTCCGGGCGCGGTTGAATAAAGAAGAATATACCCCCGTATACAACCATACCCAGCGGAGCAGAAACGAGCACCAAAAACCCCAGCGGGAGACCCGAAGCAGGAGAACAACGGAGAAGGACGGAGACCACCAGCGGGAAGCACTGACCGGAAGAAAAGAGCGGCGGCGAGGGGAGGGAAGGAGAGTCGCCCGGCGGCCTATGTTCCGGGCTGAACAGCTGACCGACGGGGACCGGCAGCGGCGGCGGGTGCCCCGGCTCCATGCCCTGACCATTCGGCAGACGGCAGCCACCACCGATAAAACAGCCAAAACCGGCGGAAATCGTCAAATCAGAAGCCGAAAGCGGACGAAATGAAAGAGAACTTGCAAAAATCGCAACATTCCTTTACATATTAGGACAATATGGAAAGGAATGTCACCCGGCGGCGGGCGTATTTCCTGCAAAATCCGGCGGAAATGGACGGCACCGGCACCCGCTGACCACTACCGGCACCACCTGACCACCCCCAGGACGGCAACCCGGGGGAGGTTTACAAACCGGAAGGGCAAAGCCTTTTCTCCCTGCTACGCAACTCTCCTCCCCGCTCCCATGTTCCCCTCTCCGACACCAATTCGCGTTTCTCACGCAAGTTACCGGCAAGTTAGGGGTAGGGGGGTGGTTTTGAAACCGGGTCGAAAAAACGAAACGGTCAAAAGGCCGAGGTCGAAAAAATAAAATTTCGGCGGGCGCAAGCGCCATATATGTGAGGGGGAGGTACGACCTTTGTGCGGCGCTGGTGCGAGGGTGCCGGCAAAGTGTTGACACGGATGTTATATGTGGGTGAAAAAGTTTTTCTGCTTCCCTTGACACGGCGATTAGACTACCGGTTGCCAAAGGGCCGGGCGCAAGTGGTCGGCAAGTTAGATCGAGGGAGTGCTTTTGATATGGTGGTAGACATTTTCGGGACTGATAAGAAGTACAGCGTGATTTACGCGGATCCTCCGTGGACGTTTAAGACGTACAGTGCAAAGGGCAAGGAGAAGAAGTCTGCGGAAGCGCATTACCGCTGCATGAGAAAAGAGGACATACAGGCGCTGCCGGTGCAGGGCATAGCGGCGGAGGACTGCGTACTGTTTCTGTGGGTGACTATGCCTTGTTTGGAGGAAGGCTTGGAGCTGATCCGTAAGTGGGGATTTACCTACAAGACCTGTGCGTTTACATGGGTAAAGCAGAACCGGAAGTCGGACGGGCTGTTTTGGGGTCTTGGTTTCTGGACCCGGGCCAACGCAGAGCTGTGCCTGCTGGCGACAAGGGGCAAGCCGAAGCGTGTGAGTAAGGGCGTACACAGTGTGGTGCTGAGCCACGTGCGGGAGCACAGCAGGAAGCCGGATGAGGTGAGAGACCGGATCGTGGAACTGATGGGAGATATACCCCGCATCGAACTGTTTGCCCGCCAACAGGCGGACGGCTGGGACTGCTGGGGTGACGAGGTATAAGTGAAGGTGATTTCGATGACTATGCGGAGGATGGGGGATGTGGCGACGGACGTCCTGCTGGACGAAGTGCTGGGCGGCAGGGTAGATGAAATGCTGCTGGACAGGGACGCGAACCTTGGTGCGCTGCTTCGGCTGCGGCGGCATTTTCCAAAAGCGGCGCTGAAACTGACGGACGATCAGTGGATGTACCTGAGCGAGATGTACGATGGCGGCATGAGCGTGACGGAGATCGCGGCGCTGCACGACGTAAATAAGAGAACGGTCAGCCGGAGCGTGAACCGTGCGAAAAAGACTTTGCAGGACTATTTACAGTTCTGCCTATGACCTATGGCATGGATAGACCGTTGGAACGACCGAAAGGAATTGAAGAATGAGCAAATACAAACGTTATTGGGAGTTGCAAGGAAAGCGAAGGCCGTTTCCTCCTCTGTACGAAGCGGTGAAGATGTACGGGGCGGAAAATGTGTTTTTCGATAAGCCCCAGTACGAAAAGCCAGGACAGTGTCCGTGGTGTGGCGGAGAGGTGAAAAATAAACGGCGCCGCTTCTGCTCCGATGAGTGCCGTGCTCAGTTCGACAACCTGACGGTGTGGAACCGTGGACGGGATCCGTATTCGCTCCGCATTTTGTATCGGGACAACTTCACCTGTCAGGACTGCGGAGAGTTCCACGCCTTTATCAACCGGCACGGCATGGCAATACCCATTGACGATGGGGACATGGAAGTACACCACATACTGCCGGTGGCGCAGGGCGGCGGGGACGAGGCACAGAACCTCGTTTCGCTGTGCCGCAACTGCCACCAAAAACGACACAAGGAACTGAAAGAGGAACAGCCATGAGAGTGAAAATGAACTACAACAACTTGGTCGAGGAGATCGACAGGACGGTGAGCGCAAGCAGGAGCCGGGCGGCAAGAGAAAACGCCTTTGGAATAGGCATCGGGCTTACTTTGCTGAACGGCTATCTCACAGAAATTGCGAAGCGGGCCGTAGAGCTGAACGACGACAAACTGATTGGCCTATGCGTTGATATGGGGATATTGAAACAGGAGGAAAAGGTATGAGCAAGGCCGTGATGATAAGCATTCGTCCCAAGTGGTGCGAGAAGATCGTCAACGGCGAAAAGACGATTGAGGTGCGAAAGACCCGTCCAAAGCTGCAAACACCGTTCAAGTGCTATATCTACTGCACGCTGCCGAAGTACCCGCACGAGGACTTTATTGCAACGGATTATCCAAAGCCGCAGTTTTATGGCGGAGGCAAAGTCATTGCCGAGTTTACCTGCTCCAAAATTGAACTGGTTGTGCGGGGAACCTTTGGCAAATATGCGGGTCGCCTATTTGTCAAAGTGCCTGACCCTGACGGGGGAATAAGGTTTAGCGGCTACAAGGAAATCAAAGCATACGAAAAGCAAATGTGCCTATCTGAAAGTGAGATTGTCGGCTATTTATCACACAGCGAGCCGAGAGGGAGGGGCGGGTATCTTTGGCATATCTCCAACCTGAAAATCTACGATACGCCGAAGAAGATGAGCGAGTTCCAGCGTGCAACTGACCCGTGCGATTCTTGCCGTGCAGAATACACATGGGAATGCACAGGCTGCAAAAATTTGAGCGGTGACATCAAGCGCGCACCGCAAAGCTGGTGCTATGTGGAGGAGCAGAAATGAACGAGCGAGATAAAATCCTGCTGCGGTATGTCTGCGATGGCGACATGAAGAGAGCTCGCCAACAGGCAAAACTAATTTTAGAAAATACCACGGCCAAAAAGGATGAGCATTTTCGGTATGAGATGCTGAGAAAACTGGAGACCAAAAGCAACTTCATTGAACTGCCGGCGAACTTGCAGGGCATTTTGGTAGCAGAGGACTCCGCCTTTTTCCCCAACAAGAAGTTCTTAGTCAGGCCACATGAGGAGGCTGTAGCAAAAAAGGTGCTACGCATTTACCGCGCCGCCGATAAACTGGCAGAGATTGGACTGCCGTATTTCTCCGCGCTTCTGCTGCACGGAGAAAGCGGGTGCGGAAAAACAGAACTGGCGAGATATATTGCATATAAAGCAAACTTGCCGTTCGTCTATGTCCGGTTCTCCGCGTTGGTGAGTTCATATCTGGGCAGTACACAGGCCAATATCGCCCGCATCTTTGATTATGTGAGGCGCGAACCGTGTGTGCTGTGCTTTGATGAGATCGACGCAGTGGGAATGGCCCGTGGGCAAAGAAACGATGTCGGGGAAATGAACCGTATCGTCATTGCACTTATGCAGGAACTGGACAAGCTTCCCAACAATGTGATTATCGTCGGCACAACGAACCGCTTTGACCGGCTCGACCCCGCGCTGATCCGGCGGTTTCCCATTCAATACGAAGTACAGAAACTATCCCCTGAAGAAGCCTGTGCGCTTGCAGAAAAGATCGTCGGTTATGCCGGGATAGATGTCGAACCGTGGAAATTGTGGTTTACTACGGTATTCCCGGAAAGCGTACCCGCCTCTACTGTGGTGAAGGTGTGCGTGGACGAAATAGTTGCGTATATCATCGAAAAGGAGGAAGAGAAATGAATGAACGACTGACGAAGCGCGACACCGATGGACAGGCAATGATGGACTGCCAGAAGTGCGAAGCGGATTGGACGGGTAAGCATGGTAAGCTGATGGCTGACTGCACCGCGCTGTACTGCCGCAATCGCCTCAAGGATCGCCTCGCCGCCTACGAGGACACGGGGCTGACGCCGGAGCAGATCAAAGAACTGGCGCATGATACAACTGGGCCACTGCACCGAAAAATCAGCGAATGGTTAGATGCCGAAGCTGCGGGGCGGATTGTGGTGCCGCCTTGCAAGGTGGGCGATAGGCTTTATGAAGTAACGGGTCGAAAAACGATCAGTGTGTATAAAGTTAGAGCCATCCGCGTGGAATTGTTCGGCTTGTTTATCGAGTGGGACATTGTAGAAGGGTTTGTTTGGCAATCGCTGTCAGGTATAAACGCCGGAGAAATCGGTAAGACCGTATTCCTCACCCGCGAGGAGGCGGAGAAAGCGCTGAAGGAGGTCGAGCAGGGATGATATACACCTTTCATGTGGGAGATTATGTGAGGTTGGAACGTGCCGATGGCACATCCTCCAAGACGCTTACCGGATATGTGTCGTCTTACCAGAGGCCAGGGCGGTTTCACAGCTTCATTTTTAAGTGGGACGATGGGACGCAGACGGGCTGGAGTGGCAATATAGAGGATCTGCCGCAGAATTTTACTCGCATTGGCAAGTACGATTTTGCGTGGCTAAGAGCGGTCAGGGATTGCGGATATGCGGAAAAGGACGAGCTCGACAAGATGAGCTCGACGAAACTGTTGATGATGCCGGAGTACCTGCGCGAGGGAGACTTTGTGGAGACTGTGGATGGCCGAGTGGGGTACATCAAGAGCATCTGCCGGTGTGAGAAATGCCGGGAGCGTGGGTTCTATGAGCCGATCGTACATTTTACGGACGGTGAGGAGGACTGCATCACCAAGTACGAGGCAGAAAACGGCTTCAAGGGCTATAAGCGCATCGGGCGGTGGGAGAACGCAAGCGAAGTACAAAAAGCACAAAAACTGAATGAAATCGAGCCACTGAAAGAAGTGGAAAAAGGGAATATCTGGAATGAGCGTAGTGGTGGCTGGCTATATGCCCAGCAATGCAAGATCAACGAACTGGTAGACGCTGTAAATGAACTGCGAAAGGAGAAACAGAAATGACGGAACGAAAGGTGCTGATCGTCCGTGTGAAGGGCGGTATGCAGATAGCGCAGGGCGTAACCGACCATATCATAGAGGGGCTGGTGCGGGGTGTGCTGGTGCTGCCGGAGGAGATCACGTCCTACACCGTCGAGGAGTTCCCTGCGCTTGGCGTGGAGAATGAGGACACCATCTATACGGTCGTACCAAAGGACGTACCAGCGATAAAAATACTCAACAAGGACGATATTCTCCCCATTGGCGCGTTTGTGCAGGTACAGGAGGAAAGCGAACAGCGCGATGAAAGCGAAGCCCAGCCAGACCCAACACCGCAGCCGGCGGAACCCGCCACGCCGTTTAAGCCCAAGGGGGCGATGGCGGAGATCAAGCGGGAGGTTTTTATACGGCTGCAAGCCTACCAGCAGAAAACAAAATTGGGCTGGGCACAGAGAGTGTCCGACGCTACCGGCGGCAAGGTGGCGCCCGATGTGGTTCGGCTTGGCCTTCTGGAGGCGCGGGACATCGGCGTTGACCGCTGGAAACTCATCGGAAAGGCTCTGGACAAACTGGAGGAGGAAACGGAGAAATGAAAATTTATATAGCAGGACGTATCACAGGTAATCCGCATTATAAGGCACAGTTTAAGGCTACAAAAACCATGCTGCAGGAGATGGGTCACACCGTCCTGAACCCGGCGGAGCTGCCGGAGGGCATGAAGCCAGCAGACTATATGCGTATATGCTTTGCTATGCTGGATAGCGCGGACGTGGTTCTTTTCCAGCTCGGATGGCAGGTGAGCAAGGGGGCAAAATTGGAGTACGACTATGCGAGATACATCGGGAAGGACGTCATTACCGTTGACCCTCTTTCACGGGTTGACACTTACGACATCCTCCGCGCTGTAGCTTCCGTTGAGAAAAGGATGCGTGAAAGGAAAGAACTCCCCAATGGATAAGGCCATCTGGACGGTTTGCACCGCCAAATTGTGCCCCAAGTGCATCAAGGAGATGGAAGCGGAGTACATCGTGTACCTGACGCACGAGCAGCAGAGGAACCGCATGAAGAACATAGCCACGCACGGTTACTGCGACCGTTGCCACGAGGAAAGCTTTATGCTGCGTATGCGGCAGTACACCATGAATGGCAGGACACTACGGGAGAAGGGGCTGGATAAAAAGTGGAGGGAGTACATGGGATGAGCGCGCAGATCGCATTGAACGTAGACTGCATGGAGTATATGCGGACGCTGCCGGATAAGGCGTTTGATCTTGCCATCGTAGACCCGCCGTACTTTACCGGCCCGGAACGCAGAGGGTATTACGGCTGCAAGGTCAGCCCCATCGGCGTACACCGGGACTATCCCATATCACCGAAGTGGGACGTGCCAGGCATCGACTACTTTTCCGAGTTGGTGCGCGTGGCGAAAAAGTATATCGTATGGGGATGCAATTACTTTGATGTTGTTTTTCCTCCGGGCCGCATCGTTTGGGATAAATGTAACGAAAACAGTTCTTTTTCGGACTGCGAGATCGCGGCAACAAACTGCCATGACAGGGTTCGCATATTCCGCTATATGTGGAATGGGATGTTTCAAGGGAAAAGCATCACGGACGGCACAACGCAGCAGGGCGACAAGGCGCTGAACGAAAAGAGGATCCATCCCACGCAAAAGCCCGTGGCATTGTACGAGTGGCTGCTACAGAAGTACGCAAAAGAGGGCTGGCGCATACTGGACACGCACTTGGGCAGTGGAAGCAGCAGGATAGCGGCCTACAACCTCGGCTTTGAATTTGTGGGGTGCGAGATCGAGCCGACATACTTCCAACTGCAAGAGCAGCGGTTTGCGGAGCATACGGCACAGGTAAGGATGTGGTGAAGATGGAAAGAAAGATAGAAGGTCTCGGAACAGGCGGAGCCGGTGGAGTTGGTCCGGCATACATCGCTAATGGTGGTGCCGGCTGCGAGCCTGGATCCGGTGTATGTACGCCCGGTTCAGGAGGCTCCGGTGGAAATGGACGATTTATCTGGCACCGCACAGAGGACGACCGTGCGATGAGATTTTGGAAAAGCGCACCGACCTGCTGCCAGACGCACAACCTCCTTCTCGTGCAAAAGCGCGGAACCGAGATTTACCACAAGTGCTATGTTTGCGGCAGAGACTGGACGGAGCCATTACCAGTAAATCCTATGGAGGCGGTGAAGATAAAACCGCTACCCACGAAATGGGAAAACGGAAAGAAAAAGCCACCGATACCGGAGGGAGCAATAATCGTACATTTGTGAGGAGGACGAGCAGTGAACCAGTACAACAGAAAACCCAGCGGGAAACTGGCGGTATGTCCCCACTGTGGAAGAGACAGCGGGGAGCGCAAAATCGGTATTTATGTACCGGAACGGTACTATGTGCGCTGCGCGAGCTGTGGGTTCACCTTGTCTGGGTGGAGCCAGAGCGCCGCTACGGCAAGCTGGAACAGACTGAGTAAGAAGGTGAGGACATGAAAAGCAAATGCTGTGTCGGCTGCAAATGGCACGAGGAATGGACGTGGGCGTGCTTCAATGGGGATAGCCCCTACTGTGCCGACTTTGTGAACTGCGGGTGTCCGCTGTACGAGGAGAAGAAAACCAATGACCAAAAGGGAACAGATAGTCTATAAAACAATGAGCGAGAACATTGCCCGTGCTGGGGAGTTCGGATTATGCCCCGGACCGTTCGTGGCTATGCGGGCAGAGTACCGACGTGTGGTGCGGCGGGAACAGACACACTTCCTGCTGGAGTTCATGCTGCTGACGCTACTGATCTTCGCGCTGATCGCTCCGTGGAGAGCCAGCGCGGACACGCCGCACACCGTTTTGCGGGTGGAGTGGGGCGAAGATGTTGACAGTTATGATACAATCGTAGAAGAGGATCCCGATGAGTCGGAACGCATACTGGAAGCCGTCAAGGCAAAAAGCAACGTGCTGGAGGACTGTATCGTTACCGGTTACTGTGCAGACTGCGTTGAGAAGTACGCGCACATGAACCAGGACGAGTTCGGCCGTGTGTTGACCGCCAGCGGCCAGTGGGTATATCCCGGTTCCTGCGTGGCGACCGACCCGGACGTGATACCGACCGGTAGCACAGTCATCATCGGAGACAAGACATACATCGCCCTGGACGTGGGCGTAATAGGAAAACACGTTGACATACTGATGACCCATGAGGAGGCCGCCGTGGCGGGAGCCAGAAGGGAAACGGTGTGGTGGTGTGATGAACGGGGATAAAGAAAACCAGCCTCAATAATGGGGCTGGTTTTTCATATCGAAATTCATATCGAAAAATATCGGTTTTTTTGGACCTGAACAAAACTTTCTGTACCGCTTTCCGACAAATTTGTCGCGCCGAAAAAATCCGCAAACCGCATAAATACAAGGAAAACCCGCAACCACAAGGGATGCGGGCTTCCTTTCTCATTGGTGGAGCTGAGGGGAGTCGAACCCCTGAAAAGCGCCTTAAAAAGCGCATAAATACGTGATTTTTTTGTTTCGTATCGAAATTCATATCGAAAACTAACAATTCTTTTCCTCCTTGTGGTTTTTCGCGGTAGGGATTTTTTCTGCCGTCCGATAGAATTTTGCCATCTTGTTTTCTGCCTTTAGCCTGTCCCTTTGGGCGAGGTGCAGATAAATGTCGTGTACGGTGGAGCTGTCAGACCAGCCGCCCATGCTCATGACCTCGATTTCCGAAAGGCGCAGGTGGTAGCCAAGAGATGCGAACGAATGCCTAAGACAATGCTCCGTGATGTTGGGCAGTCCCTCTTTTACTGCAATAGCGCGTATGTGCCGGTTAATGGTGCTATTTGCTTGCGTTACAATGTAGCCGTCTTTTGACTGCGCTTCAAGCAGTTCCCTGAGCCGAGGTATCATGATCGGAACAGTGCGTGTAGACTGCCGCGTTTTATTGCGTTGCTTGAACACCTCTTTGTTGTGCTCGTCCCGAACGACTGCACCGGAAACAATGATGCTGCCGTTTTTCATGTCAAAGCTGTCCGGGAAATGTAATGCTCTGATTTCCGACATTCGCAAACTGTGTAGGCCGAGAAGCATTGCCATTTCGCAGGTGTCGCCTTTTGCAGTCTCGCAGAAAGCGATGATCTGCTGTGGATCAAGGAATTCCCGCTCATTTTTCTCTGGTACAGGAAACAGGACGCGGGGGACGGGAATCTCATTTACGCGCATAATGACAGTCATAAGTCCCCATGCGTTTTTGACGGACTTATCGGAAAGGCTGGAAAGTGCCGTGTTAATCTCCGCCTGCCAGTTGACTTGTGCGCTTATAGGCTTTTGCATGATATTCTGAAAACGGTTGCGCTGGATAACGCGGTAGCCCCGGACGGTTTCCGGCGACAGCGATTCAGATCGGTCGGCAATATATTGATCTATGGCCTTAGACCATGTTAAGGCCGGCAGTTTCTTTTGCTTTTCTATGAATCCGGCGCGGAAAGCCATCGCCTTTGCCTCACACAAGTCCTTTGTGGCCTCTGTGATGGGCTGCTTTTCTGCGGAAAGGTAAATATGCCAACTGCCGGAGGGGAGCTGCTTCGGCTTCGGTATGCGGATTTCGCCGTTCCGCTTTTTCTCCTTGAGCTGCTTTTTCCCGCACCAGTTGCAAAAAATGGAATTTGTTTCAATCTCGCGCTTACAGAACTTGCATTTCGTTGACATTTTGATATTTTCGTGTTACCCTACTGTTGTAGGCTCCTTTCTTTAAGGCTCGTGATGGTGTTGGCGGGAATAGAGCTTATATGGAAAAGCCGTCCGATCGGGCGGCTTTTTCTTTTTTTAACAAAAAATCTCAAGAAACTTGTGATATGTGTGCATTGAAACCAGTAAACTTGTGATATATAATGTAGAACACAGTAGAACTTCTGTTCTATTTTTGCTCGATTATATTTTTTGCAGCATCGCGCAGCGCACGGTATCCGATAAGGCTGCACACGCCGATAGAAACTGGCACAAGAAGGATAACAAGCCACGCAAACGTTGTAGGCCCGTTTTGGAGGACAAAGCCAGCATGGGGGTTGCGGAAGTCGAAAAAAAGGTAAACAATTAAGAACAGGGAGAGGATCGCAGCGAAAATTGAGGAAAACACAGACCAGCGCTTGTAATAATCGCGCTGGCGGATAACGGCATCCAAGCGCTGGGTGCAAAGGCCGTTGACCTGCTTCAGGCGTACCACGTCGCCGGAGCTGACGGCGTTATCCAGTTCCAGCTCGTGGATGCGTTCCCGCATGGCGGAGGGGGCAGACGCAGGGGGCTGGATCTCAAACGTCTGATCGGCGGAGATGCCGACGGCTTTCATCACGGCTACAGCATCGTACAACTTTGGATCGCGCTCACCGGACTGCATTTTGCAGACGGCGGAATAGCTGATGCCGGACAGTTCGGCCAGTTCCTCGTTGGTGATGCCCTTGTCCATTCTGGCTTTACGGACAAGGGCAGGGAAGTCCTGAATATACTGCGCGATTTCCTGAATTTCTGACATGATTTCCCCTTTCTATCGGTAACGGATACTATTTCATCCGCTGCGGATCTTATTTCACCCGTAAATTTCCATATTTGGGTGGCAGTTTCCCAAATATGGATCGGCCTAAGAGCGCCAATTACCCAAATTGGGGAGCGATTCCCCAAAATGAGCGTAGACACCGGGGCACGCATAGAGTACGATTGAACCAAGCAAACGCCACAAAACGACATACGAGGGGGCAGAGAAATGAACGAACAGGAAGCGAAGAAACTGGTCTCCACCCTGACGATGGAGGAAAAGGTCAGGCTTTACGAGCTGCTATCAGCGCTGCGGCAAAGCCCTGCACCTGCGCCAGTTCAGTAGGCGTAAGAGAACACAGCAACTTAACAAGGGCGGAATCGAGTTCGCTTTCCAGTTGGGAAGCGGGCTCTTTTTCTTTTTCATCGCCGTAAAGTTCGGTCAGCAAATAGGAGACGTCAATCTCCAGAACGCGCGCAATAGCGCGAAGAGTGTCCATTGATGGTTTGGTCTTTCCTTTTTTGTAGAGAGCCATTGCCGACGGAGTGATGCCGGCAGTTTCATAGAACTCGGCTTTTGTCAGCCCCTTGGCTTTGCATAATTGCCAAATCTTGTAAACGAACAGTTCACCATTCACAAAAGTATACCTCCAAAATTGTGCATTGCTACAAACATTGAAAAATGAAGTAGATCGCTCTTGAAATTGAGTAAATATTGAGTTAATATAAAGACACGCAAAAGAAATCGAGCAGATATAGAGAGAAACTTCACCAAAATCAAGTGGAATTTGCTAAGTTATTTGAACAGACAACCACATAATAAGGCGAATTTCAGGAAAAGTCAAGTATTTCTCAATTATTTTTGATGGGAGATGAGAGATTGAGTTATAAGGAGCAAAGAAAGAAAGCCGGATATTCGCAGAAAACGGTGGCAGATCTGCTGGGGATAAGCGTTTCAGCGGTGAGCCTTTATGAGACAGGCAAGGCTGATCCTTCGGTGGCAGTTCTGCACAAGCTGTCTGCGCTGTACCGCTGTACGCTGGATGAATTGATGAAGGGAGAGGGGAGAAAATGCCGAGAGTGAAGCCCTTGGGTGTGAACCCAACGGAGCAGAAGATCGTAGCGCTGCTGTACGGCGCGATGGAGACAGAGGGCGTGCAGAAGCAGGAGCTGGCCGCAGCGTTGGGAATGACCCCCAAGACGCTGCGGCAGCGGAAGAAAGCCCCGCTGGACTTCACGGTGCGGGAGCTTCAGAAAGCCTGCCGGGCACTGCACATCCCCATAGACGATCTGCGGTCGGCCATCACGCTATGAGCTGGCGGTGCAGGATATGCGGCGTGAGGTTTGACGCGCCGGTGATCCGGGAGAGGAAAGAGAACTTGGACGGGGAGAACGGCATAGAGGTACGCCGGGATATGTATTGTCCGGTGTGCGGAGAACCGTACATAGAGGAGGACAATGATGAGCAGGACCAGAAGTGAGCGCCGGCGTGACTGGAAGTGGAAGGTACTGCTGGGCGTGAGCGCCTTTCTGGCGTGGGGCATCATCGGAGAAGTGGAGAACGGCGGCTCGCTGTGGATGTTGCTTCTCGCGGGAGCCGCCCTGGTGGGCGCGTGGACAAGCTGTAAAGCCCTGGGGCTTTTCAGGTAAGGGAAATGGAGAGAATATGGCGGGAATAAATCTTACGGCGGAGCAGGTATTCGCCATCAATATGGCGCTGTCGAAGGGGCAGCGGGTAGAGATCATCCCTCTCAAGGATCGGATAAAGGTCGTCGCGGTGAAGCGGGAAGAGCTGAAAACCAAATAGTGTACCCCGCCTAAGTCAGTTGGCGGGAAGGGCGGAGCGTCGTCGAGTGGTTCGGAAATTCCGAACTGCTTGGCGGCGCTCTTTTTATTTGCAGGAAGGAAGTGGAGGAAAACGGAACGGCTGCACTTTGAGAACAGGGAGGATTGGTTGGCAGGACGTATGCAGGGCATAGGCGCCAGCGAAGCCGCAGCGGTGGTGGGGATGTCCCCGTGGATGTCGAAATTGGAGCTGTGGCGGCTGAAGGTGGGCGCGGAGAAAGCCAAGGATCTGAGCGGCAGCGCGGCGGTGAGCCGTGGCGTGCGGATGGAACCGGCACTGCGTGGGCTGTACACGGCCATACACCCGGGACGCACAGTGGACTATTACCCCTACGACATTCTGTACCAGAAAGAACGGCCCTTTATATTTGCCACGCTTGACGGAGAGGTCACTGACGAGCGAGGGCGGAAGGGCATTTTGGAGATAAAGACCAGCTCACCAAACGGCAAAGCGGGATGGGCGAAGTGGGACGGGCAGATACCCAGCCACTACTATTGCCAGCTCCTGCACCAAATGCTGGCGACCGGGTACGAGTTCGTAGACCTGATGGCAAGCCTGGAAAACATGGACGGCGATCTGAGCATACGCACCTATCACTTCGAGAGGGCGGAACAGGAGACGGACATGGCGTGGCTGCTGGAACAGGAGACGGACTTTTACCAAAACAATGTGCTCAACGGGGTACCCCCTGCGGCAATATTACGACTTTAAGTGAAAAACGAAAGGAGAAATGAAATGGCATTTCGAGTGACCGTGCTGGACATGGAAACGGGAGAAGAGCGCGTATTCGTGCGGAACGCCTGCGGCGTGATATGCGCGGCGGTGATGCCCAATGAGGGCGGGGAGGACAAGTATGACGGCGTGGCCGCCGCCGACGTAGCCGAAAACGTACCTATCGGCACGGTGGGGCTGCTGGTGCGCCTGACGGAGAACGCCGTAAAGCTCGTTACCGAGAAGGACAGCCGCATCCGCCAGAAGATGGCGGAGGATGACGCGGCATGGGCTGCGGCACAGGCGGAGAAGGAAGCCACCACAAAGAAGAAGTCCGCCCCCAAGAAGGGCGGCAAGCGCACGGCCAAGAAGGAGGGCAAGTGATGAAACTGACGATGACCAACGCCGAGACCGGCGAGGTACTGCGCGAGGAAACAGACCTGAGCTTTGCAATGATGTGCTTCGGGCGCAAGACGGAGGAGGGGATAGATTTCCAAGCTGTGACGCGGGGAGAAAATATGACCACTGCGGACTTTGCGCATTGCCTGGTCGGCGTTGACAATGCCGTGGAAAAGAACCTCCGCGACAACAAAGCCGTGTGTATGGCCTACACGCTGGTCAAGCTTGGCGTTTTGGGAAAGATCGTAGACGCGAGCGCAGAAGCGCGGCCCGGAGATGTCGCTGCCGATGCCAAGAAGGAGGGTGAGCAGGGATGATCGTAAAGGCGATGTATCACAAGCCGAAGCTGAACGGCTACGGCGGACAGGCGTACACCTTCCTCACCGACCTGCCGCTGCACCCCGGCGACAAGGTGCTTGTCCCCGGCGGCGAGGGCACGGAGAAGAAGGCCATCATCACAGAGGTGGACCTGCCGGAGAGCGCCATTGACCCGGCATGGGCGGACAGGGTGAAGCACATCACCAAGTACGACGCGGAGGTGACGGCATGAGCATCGAAACTGCGTTGCAAACCCCTGTCAGAAAGTGGGTAAGACATTATGAACATGATTGAGTTCCGTATCACAAGTGATTTGCAGGAACTCCGCAAACAGGCCATTGAGGCTAACTTCGAGGAAACAAAGGCGTGGCTGACGGAGAACCTGGAGCCCCTGCGGACGATGGCGGTGACACCGGAGAGCACGGCGCAGGCGAAGCAATATCGCGCGACGGTGAGGAAGATCCGGGATCACATCGACGAGAGCCGCAAGATGGCAAAGGCGGCGGCACTGGAGGCGTACAGCAGTTTTGAGACCAAGTGCAAGGAACTGACCGCCCTGTGTGAGGAGACCGCGGGTGCGCTGGACGTGCAGATCAAGGCGATGGAGGAGGCGGCGGAGCAGGAGAAGAAAAATCGCCTTGCTGAATATTTCGCCCAGGTGGTGGGCGACATGGCGGAGTGGCTGACCTTTGACGACTGCTTTAATCCCAAGTGGCTGAACGCCACCTACGCCGAGAGCACGGCGCGGATGGATATAAACGCCGCTATAGACCGCTGCCGTGCCGATTTGAACGCCATTCGTGCACTGCACAGCGAGTTCGAGACCACGCTGCTGGACGAGTACACCCGCACCAGGAACATCAGCGCGGTGCTGGTGAAGAACGAGACACTGGACCGCATGAAGGCCGCCGAGGAGGAGCGAAAGCGCAAGGAAGCGGAGTCTGCGGCGAAGTACGCGGCGGCGCAGCGGCAAAAGATGACACCGCTGAAGCCTGAGTGCATCGGCGAGTCTGACGAGTATGAGGTGATCGACATCGTAGGAACGGTGGAGCCCCAGCGGGCGCAGCCGGTCAATGACCTTGTGGACGAGGATGGACATGAGATGCCCGCCGCGCAGGAGCCGGAGTACAAGGTGGATTTCCGCGTATTCGGAACGGCACGGAAGCTGGACGGGCTGAAAGCCTATATGCAGAGCAGCGGCATCCGGTTTATGCCGGTGCCGCAGGAGTAAGGGAGGAGAAGGAACATGAAAACGCAGAATCAGACGGGCTTTACGCAGATGGCGCAGGCCAAGAAGCCCACATTTAGCATGGCGATCACGGCGCCCAACACCCAGCAGATGATCTCGCGGGCGCTGAAGAACGACAAGATGGCGGCGCGGTTTACCAGCACCCTGATCGGCGCGGTGAGCGCCAGCGAGACGCTGAAAGCCTGCGACCCCGGCACCATCATTGCCGCCGGCCTGCGTGGCGAGGGCATGGGCCTGATTTACGGACACGGCTACTACATCGTGCCCTACGGCAGTGTGGCGACCTACCTGATGTCGTACAAGGGCTACATACAGCTGGCCATGTCCACAGGCTACTACGCGGACATCGACTGCGTAGAGGTGCGCGAGGGCGAACTGGAAGGGCGCTCCCGCCGCACGGGCAAGCCGGTCATCAACCTGGCCAAGTACGACACAGACGAGGAGCGCGAGAGCCACAAGGTCATCGGCTACTACGCCTACTTCGAGCTGAAGGACGGAACGTTCCGCTACGAGTATTGGAGCATGGACAAGCTGCTCAAGCACGCGGACCGGTACTCCCCGGCTTTCAAACTGGATAAGTATAACGCACTTATCAATGGCGAGCTGGATGCCAAGGAGCAGACCAAACTGCTGAACGGTACGCCCTGGTACGACGTGAACGGCGGACAGGACAAGATGTGCCGCAAGACCATGATGCGCCAGCTGCTGAACAGCGGTTATGCCCCGCTGAGCAACGAGGTACGCAGCTACTTCAACGAGGACAGCGACGATACCGTGGTGGCCACGGGGGACGGCGCGGAAACTGAGCCGGTCATCCCCACTACCGGACACGTGGTGGAGGACGATACCCCCACCGCAGAGCAGGAAACAGCCGCCACCAGCCACACAGCGCCCCCTGAGAGCGCCGCAGAGCCGAAGAAGGGCAACGACACCGCCCCGACCCGCAAACGCACACAGAGCCCCGCAGAGGGCAAGACGGAGGCGAAGGACTACTCCGCAGGGTTCTTTGGGGAGGGCGAGCAGTAATGCCTCTATTCGTTCGGAAGCGTCTGGACGGAGAGGGCCAGGCTGACGGAAGCCAGTACATGATCTGTACCGGCTCCGTCAGCCGGGATCCCCGGATAGGCGCGATACCCAAGAACAACCTGCCGAAGGTGGAGTTCGGCATGGGCTACGACAGCAAGCAGTTTATGAACGTGTGCGCCGTAGGTGATAACGCCGCCACGAAGCTGAGTGCGTGCCTGGAAAAGGGCGATGCGGTATGCGTGGTGGGCACATGGCGGCAGAAACCGTACACCACCAAGGACGGCGAGGCAAAGGTGTGGAGCGAGCTCCGCGCAGACCATGTGATCCCTTTGGGAGCGTTGGAAACGCTGCTGCAGGTGCCGGTGGAGATATTCCTGCGGCTGGCGGACTTGCTGCCGCAGCTGGAAAAGCTGTGCGCCGGAGAAACTCCCACCGGACAGCCCAGCAGGACGCAGAACACCGCGCAGCAGAGCGCGGCGGAACTGCACGAGATGGAGGATGACGAGCCGCTGCCCTGGGACCGGGACGGCGCGGACGAGGACTACGACCTGGGCATTTGAGGGAGGTAAGAGGACATGAAAATTATCTGCACGAAGGAAGAATTTGCCGCGATGCTGGAGGTTTGCGGTGATTGCATAAGGGGCGATACCTGTAAAGTGTGCCCCCTATACAGCGCGTGCGGGGGCAGCAAAGGCATCGTTAAACTCTGCGAGATTGGGGAAGCGGACTGCTCGCAGCAGCAACGCGCCGAACAGCCCAGCATTTTTGATATTGTGTGTTGTGACCATGAGGTAAAGGAAATGCTGATTCGCCAGTGCATCAGCGACCAATATGAGGACAACTGTAAATGCTGCGTTCTGCGTGGACTTTGCGGTTGCGGCAAGGACGAGGACAATGGTGGAAAGTCTGCGGATATCACAGAATTTTTGAAAGTCTGGGGGGAGAGGGACTGATGGCGACACGGAGGATGTTTACCAAGAGCGTCACGGATGATGACCATTTCATGGAAATGTCATCCTCCGCGCAAGCTCTTTACCTTCACCTCTCGATGGCCGCAGACGATGACGGTTTTTGCAACCAAGTCTCCGCCTCCATGTTTAAGGCGCACGCCAGCGTATCGGATCTCGAAACCCTGCTGAAATGCCGTTATATCTACCAGTTCGAGAATGGCGTGATCGTCATCAAACACTGGCGTATGGCGAACGCACTGCGAAAAGACAGGTACACGCAGACCCGTTTCAAGGAGGAATTATCGCTGCTTACGCTTGAAGCGAACGGCGCGTATACGGTGGATGACAACGTGGCGGAGAAAAGCGGGTACAACGTGGTACCCAAGTGGTTGCCGGATGGTTGCCATGTGGTTGCCGACTGTCTGCCACAGGTTAGGGTAGAAGAGGATAGTGTAGGTAAGGATAGGTTAGAAGATATATCTACAGGCTCTAAAGAGCCTGTGTGTCGGACAAGTGATGTCCGACGCATCGTGGCAGCGTGGAACGAAACCGGATTGACACAGGTGATGAAGGTAACGGCGGAGACCAAGCGGGGACGGGCGCTGAAAGCCCGCATCCGGGAAAACGGCGTAGATGGTGTGCTGAAAGCCATTGAGAACGTGAAGAACAGCCCGTTCCTGAAGGGCAAAAACAAGCGAGGCTTCGTGGCCAGCTTCGACTGGCTCATTACAAGCCCGGACAATTTCCAGAAAACCTTGGAGGGGAACTACACGCAGGAGTTCATCCCTGAAAACGACGCTCCCACTGTTGACCACGCCAGCGAAGCCTATCAGATCGCGCAGTACCTGGCGCAGGAGAAGGCCCGTGACAACCCCGGCAGGGCGCAGCCCACGGAGGCGGAAATGCAGAAGCAGGCCGTGGCGCTGAATGAACTGCACGAGCAGAACGGCGTGGCGTGGGACACGATAGACAACGTGCTGTACTTCGCACTGAACAGCCAGTGGTGGGGAAAGAAAGTGCAGAGCACCTATGACATGAAGCGGTATTTCAACGAGATATTTGCCGACATGGTGAAGGAGCAGGGCGCGGTGAAGGAGTGAAGAACACATGGAAATAGGCGTGATCGAGAAAGCCCCGGCGGCGGAGGTAGCGCTGTGGCAGCAGGACTACTCCGGGGACGCAGAACGGGCGGTGATCGGTTCAATGCTGATCGACGCGGCGTGCGTAAAGGACGTGCTGAACGCGGTGGAGGCTGACGACTTCTACATCAACACCAACCAGGAGGTATTCACCGCCATACGGCGGATGCACGTGGCGGCGAAGCCCATAGATGGGTTGACCGTGGCCAGCGAATTGGAGCGGGAGGGTCTGTACAGCAGCGAAACGCGCAACTACCTGCTGCAGTGCATGGAGATCACCCCAACCAGCGCCAACGTACTGGAATACGCCGGGATCGTGCGGAAGAAGGCGGAGAAGCGACGCTTCACCAAGGCGGTGATGGAGGCGCTGGCCACGGACGAGGATCCGCAGGCGGCGGTGGCGGCGATATGCCACCAGAAGATGCGCTCACGACGGGGCGGACGGCTGAAAACCATGTCGGACGCCATGAGCGAGGCCATGAGCAGCATCAGCGGCAAAAAGGAGGGGCGGATAGACACAGGTTTCCCCCTGCTGGACGCGACACTGAAAGGGCTGTGGCCGGGGCAGCTGATCCTTGTGGGAGCGAGACCGGGCTGCGGAAAGAGCGCCATGTGCATGGAGATGACGGAAGCCGCCGCCATGAAGGGCAAGACGGTGCTGCACATCACGGCGGAGATGCTGGCCGGAGAGGTGGGCGAGAGACTGCTGGCCAAGCGGGCAGACGGCGTGACGATGGACCAACTCATTGACGGGATGCCGGAGGATGAGGAGCTGTGGGCCAGCGTGGCTGAGGCGGCAAGCTGGGAGAGCCGGCTGCCGGTGTACTTCTATGATGGCCCGGACGTGACGGTGAGCCGCATACGGGAACTGGCACTGGGCATAGACGACCTGAAAATGATCGTGGTGGACTATCTGGGACTGATGATCGGCGAAAAGGACAAGAAAGCCGAGAACCGAAACCTGGAACTGGGCGGCATAAGCCGGGAGCTGAAGCTGCTGGCGTCGGAGCTGGAGATACCCATTGTGGCGGCGGCGCAGCTGAGCCGCACGGTGAACGAAACGGACAAGCCGAAGCTGAGCTCCCTGCGCGACAGCGGCGAGCTGGAGCAGAACGCGGTGAAGGTCATATTCCTATGGAAAACGGAGCCGGGGGACGACACACAGGTGGGCTGCACGGTGGCAAAGAACCGAAGGGGCCGCACAGGGGACGTGAATTTTTATTTCGACGGGTCGAAGATGACCTTTACGGAACTGAGCTATCGGACAGACAACGATGAGCCGGCCGACAAGTTCCACCAGCGGCCACGGAGGCGGCGGCTGGAAATGGGTACGGCGGACGAGGACTGAACCGATGGGACTGACGATGGAGGATATAGGCCGCTTCGGGCAGAAAGCTCAGGCGCAGATATTGCAAAAAGTACAGGCGCAGCAGGCGGCACAGAAAGCAGCACAGGAGACGGAAAAGGCCGCAAAGCCGAAAAAGGGAAATAAACTCCACGCCGAGAAAGTGGACTTGACCATGCCGGACGGGACACTGATGCACTTCGACAGCAAGCGGGAGGCGCGGCGGTACATGGACCTTTGGCTGATGCAGAGGGCTGGTGAAATATCCGGTCTGCGGACGCAGGTAAAGTACGAATTGATACCGAAGCAGGTACACAAGGACGGCACGAAGGAGAAAGGCATAGAGTACGTGGCCGACTTCGTATACGAGAAGGGCGGCGAGACGGTGGTGGAGGACAGCAAGGGCCTTCGTGATACCGGGAACGCTTTATACAGGCTATTTGTGATGAAAAGGAAGATGATGCTGTATTTCCACGGCATCACAGTGAGGGAGGTTTAGAACATCATGTACGCAATGCAGGGAACGATGAGCGTCGGCGCATTTATGCGGAGCCTGGGCAGCGCCAAGGCACCGTGGCTGACGGTGGATGCCGCGGCGGAGAGCCGGCGGCAGGAACATTGCGGAGAAACAGGACGATTTTTGAGCGGCGCGGTGGAGGACAGCCAGCATGAGCCGCAGGAGCGCATAGACCAGTGCATGAACTGCCCGTACCCCGAGTGCCGCAACTGCTGGGAGCAGGCGCGGGATCGGAAGCGCAAGCGGAAGCAGTCAGCTCGGGAGCTGGCAGACAGCCTGCGCCTGCACCGGTGCGGGGAGGTGTAAGGCCATGACGACGGTGTATATGATCGTGTCGCGGGACAAATACCGCCTGCCCCGCTGGTGGGGCACCACCACAGCGGAGCTGGCGCGGCTGTCCGGGAGATCCTACGCCAGCACACGAAGCGCGATATGCAAGGCGTACCGAAACGGCGGACGGTTCGGGTGCTATGAGGTGGTGCACATTTCGGAGGACGACGGGAATGGGTAAACAGCATTTGAGCAGAGACGACCGCATCTTCATGCGGGGCAAGCTGCAAGGCACACGGGAGAACATGGACATGGTGGCGATGGTGCTGATGGACAAATGCGGCTGGCACGTCTTAGAGGAGACATCGGACAGCCGGGACACGCAGAGCATCGCGTATCTGTACGAGTGCCTGGAGAAGCTGGCGGAGGAAATAAACGAGGGCCGCATCGAGCGGAAGCACATCAAGGACGTGCTGAAGGACGAGTGCGGCGTTGTGTTTGGAGATTAGGAGGCGATTGAGATAAAGCATTTGGGAGACATCTGCAAGATAAACGGTGCGGAGATCGAACCGGTGTGGTGCATCACCGGCGGCAGCCCGTGCCAGGATTATGCCGAGAAAATAGTTATTCCGAAGTAATCGCTGCAAACCCTGTAGTACAAGGCGTTACCAGCAAAAACTTCGGAATAACATAATCGGCATATATAGAACAAAAGGATTAGAGCAGACCAGATAACTTCAAAATCATTTCCTCGTTATCAGCCCAAATCTCATCCGGTACGGGCTTGGTTCCGCGGACAGCATCAGCTTTCTGAATTGCGGCACGTTTCATCTCGGTATCCGCATAAGCATAGATCATTGTTGTCTCAACCTGTGCATGGCCAAGATATTGGGAAAGAAGTACCATGGGCATCCCGGATTGGTATAAGTGCATCGCCCGTGTGTGCCGCATCATGTGCGGATGGATATGTTCAGGAACTTCCTGACAAACCGCCTTTGCCATGCTCCCATACTTCGCAAAGAATGCTGCTACCGTATCGGGAGACATCTTTTGCTGCCTCCCATGGATCACGGTATAGAACAACGGTGCCTCACTGTAGTCATCCCTGTTGGGATGGAATTTGTTCAGATACTGTTTGCAGTGTTGGACTGTTCTGTTCAGCAACGGCACTGTACGGGTTTTTCGTCCCTTACCATGCAAGTACGCAATTGGATGTTTTGCGTCAAGACGCAGGTCACAGACCTTCATATCGAGAAGCTCACTGCATCGGGCAGCGGTATCATACATGAGGATCATGAATACAAGATTCCGCTGGTCTTTCTGCCTGGAAGGATTGGGCTGTTGAAGCAGCGCGGTCAACGCCGGTTCGGTCAGGAATTCAACGATTCGCCCGTGAGCCTCCTTGGAGGGAATATTGCAGGCAGAAAGATACAATGACGTCTGCGTACAATCGATTTGTCCAGCGAAGTCCAGGAAAGACCGCAATGCCATTAAACGCTGGTTGCGGGTAGAGACACTACATCCCCGCGCCTTTTCCAGCCAGGTTAGGAAGTTAAGAATGACGTCCCGGTCAACACGGGAGAAGGTCAGCTCAGCAGCTCCAATCCCTATCTCATCCCTCATATAAGCCACGAAAATATTGAGTGTCTGTCTGTAGGAGAGAATCGTATTTTTACTAAGGCAGCGCTGCTTGGGCAGATAGTCCAGCAGAAAACGCCGGATTGCATCAAAGAAATCACTCATCGTTTCCTACCTCCGGCAAGAATGCCTCGGCAGAAGAAAACGTGAACCCGGACATTTCCTCCAACAAGCCAGGAACTAAATGAATGTAGTAATAGGTGTCCGAGAGTTGCGCATGGCCCATGTACGCGCTCAGATAGGGAATCATAACGTTCAGATCTTTGCCCTCGTTCATCCAGTGGTACAGCCTGTGGGTGGCAAAAGTATGACGAAAGTCATAAAGACGCGGGGAACGTCGGCCGGTTCCCGTAACACCTGCTTTCTTCAAAACCAAGCGGAAAGTCTTCTCCAGCCCTCTCTTCCCGTAAAAACCGCCCTCAGAGTTGGGAAAGAACGGCTCGCGTTCCGGCATAGCGGAAGTCACAACGGCATTGCAATCTGAGAGCATCTTCGTCACATCATCCGCCATCATAACAATACGGCTTCTGTGCTGCTTGCTCTCCATAATATTCAGCCGCCCTTTGTCCAGATCTACGTCTCTAACGCGCAACCGCCTGACCTCTGCCGGACGCAAGCCGCAGCAATACAGCAGTTTCACCATGGCAGGAATCACAAAACGCCGTACTGGAAAGCTCACGCGCGATGTTAAGTGGTCAAGGATGTTCCAAATCGCCAAAATTTCTGCCTCTGTGTAGATGTACGGGGCATACGGCGCATCTTTCCTGGCAATGTCTGGCGGCAGAATGTAAGCAGCTTCGCCGTTGCGGTTTAAGTATCTGGCAAACTCGCGCACCGGCATCATACGGTTGCGGAAGGTATTGTTGCCTTCGGTATCCTTTTTCGTGGCCCAAGCTAAGCAAAGCTCCTTGGTCAGTGTATTTTCTTCCGGGAAATGCGTCAGGCAAAAGCGGTCAAAGTCTCGCAGGAGACGGGAGGACTCCAGATAACCAAACCCCAGAGCGTTTTTCTGAGCAATGAAATCCTCGATCTGAGATGCAAAACAACTCTTAAAGGTGTACATCATTTTAGTTCCCTACCTCCTTTCCATGAGAGAGCAGGGGCAATGCACATCGCTTCAGTCCCTGTTCGTCAATGGACAGGTACGGCTTTGCTGAATCAATATGAGTTTGGCCCAGCATCTGTTGGATCAACTCAATTGGCACTTCGTTCTGGAGCAGATTTGTAGCGAAGGTGCGCCGGAAACTGTGAAATCCGCGATACCCGGAATGAATTCCTGCGCCCTTCATGTATTTGGAGACAATTGCACTTCCGGTTCGACTTTTCAAAGCACGGACAGCGCCGACGTGACAGAGGAAAATTTGCGGTAGTGAACTCTTGGGGCGCCCATTTAACAAGTAATCTGCTATAGCGTTGCCTGTTTCCGGTTCAAGAGGAATTACGATTGGTTGTCCTGTTTTGTGCTGAACAACACGAATTTCCCTCGTTCTCCAATTGATGCAGTCAAATGTGAGCCGTATGATGTCGCAAGACCGCAAGCCGCTTTGCACTGCCAAAACCATCATAGCGTAGTCTCTTTTCCCGACCGCAGATGTGATATCTGGCTGAGAAAGTAGACGTTCCAATTCATCATCGGAAAATCCTTCACGAAAGTTCTTCCGAGGGCAAACAAATTCCGGGAGTGTTTTGCAAAAATTATCCGCAGTGATCTCGGCCTCATATAAAAATCGCAGAAAGGTCCGAATGCCAAAAAGAGCAGATCTCATTCCACCAGTGTATCGTCCAAGCATTCTTGTAACGCATGTGGCAATATCCATCATTGCGACAGTTTCAATGGAGACTATTCCATGGTCCTCTAATTCAAGCAAAAATACACGAGCCACACTTGTAACTGTGCTAACGGAACTTTCAGCCCAGTTGCTCTGCGTTGTGACATGCGCACTGAATTTATCCAGAATCGCTTTGTGCTGAGGAATAACTTCGCGCCGTCCCCAATTAGGAATCCTTTCCAGCGTGATTTTCCCTGTCAGGCGGAACTCCTGGAGCATCGCCGCCGCTTTGCGCAAATTCTGATAAGTAGTTCTGCCAACCTCCCCTTGCTCATATTGCAGTCTTCGCTCCTCTGTAAGCTGGGATATAAGTTTGTCTGAGTAACTTTCTGTACCAGAATCATAGTGCTTTTTCAAAATGACGGCTAATCCCTCTTCCGTGTAATGGCGAACCGTACTTTCCGAAAGGCCAAGTTGTTCCATACGCTTGTTGACCATCCAGACAAGCACATAAATATTTTCCGATTCGGCAAACTGTTTCGCCGTCGGTGCGTCGTGTTGGATGATTTGCTTTGGACGATTCCATACAGGGTCCCATGGCTGAAGGTCAGGCAAATCAATAGAATCCGTCGCTGAACATTGTTTCAGAAGCTCACAACTCCTGCGAACAAGTCCCCATTTCCATTGTGAGATATCTCCTTGGTCCAAAAGCGCGCGTTGCTCCAGCAAAAAATTATCGAGCATTTCTGCTGTAGCATATAGTATGCCTTTTGTGTGAAAATGTCGAAGTATGCTGCCAAAACCTGTATGAGTATAGTCGTATATGCTTCCATCACTCATCCCCGCATTGGTTAACAACTCCAGGGCACGCTGTGCAGTTGCGTCTAATTCAATCAGTTCCATAGGCCCTCCTTATATTTTGTGGTGTCAGACGGTTGTCTGCATGTCCACATTATATAAAATGAGGCCCGCTTTGTTATTCCGAAGTTTTTGCGGAGAATCCTTGTTTTATAAGACTCTATGCAATGACTTCGGAATAACTATTTCCTCGGCATAATCCTGGTTATCCCGAATTCGGAATAATCAGGATCTATCCATCGCCGGGAAACGCGCCGGTTTGGCGGGAGCGCGAAGCGGCCTGTTTATGGAGCAAGTACGTATCGTAAAAGAAATGAGGGAGGCGGACAAAAGGAATGGACGGACAGGTGACATGGTTAGACCTCGGTATCTCGTGTGGGAAAACGTGGTCGGCGCCTTTAGCAGCAACAAAGGAAAAGACTTCGCAGCCGTGCTCGAAGAGATCATCAAAATCGTCGAGCCGGAAGCCCCCGGTATTGAAGTGCCTGAAAAGGGCTGGCCTACCTGGGGAGGGTATCACGATGAAGTGGGAGGACGATGGAGCGTGGTGTGGCGAACTCACGACGCGCAATACTGGGGAGTGCCCCAACGCCGCCGTCGTATCTCGGTTGTCGCAGATTTTGGAGGAGACACCGCATCCGAAATACAATTTGACTCCAAAAGCCTGCCAGGGGATATTGCGGAGAGCGGAGAGGCGGGGGAAGGATTTGCCGAAGCTGCTGAAAGCGGTTTTAATCCGGCAGTCGCAAGGAGCCTCACCGCAAGAGCGGACGGAAGCCCATGCGCCGACAGAGGCCCCAACATCGTATGCAGTCCGCATCAGGGGGGGGCTGTGACGGAGGAGGAAAAGGCGCGTTAGTGCAGACGGAGAAAAGCGGAACGCTGGGTACGGGAAACGATCAGACAATTTTCCAAAGTTGTATAACTCCGTGGGATTGCCAAAGCAAGCGCATTTTTGACACAAACGGAAAATCTCCCACACTGCAAGGCGGCATTGGCGGAGGGGTAAATAATCCTGCGATATTCTGCATGGCCACACAGCAGGGCGGCGCGGAACTGCGGACAGACGACCGCGCGCCCACACTGACCGCAGCGGCGGGCATGAGCGGGAACAACCAGCCGGTGGTATGCGCCGGTTTTAAGCTGGGCAACAGTGAACAGGCGCGGAGCATCGGCTATCAAGAGGAACTGTCCCCTACACTGAACGCCGAGTGCGGCGGGAATAAACCAGCTGTGGTGGCTCCGGCGGCGATGGCATTTGACACCACGCAGATCACCAGCAAGGAGAACGGAAGTCAGCCTGAGTTCGGCAAACCGTGCCACACACTGAACGCGAACGCCCATGTGCCGTGCGTGGCGCTGGACATGACACACGCCTGTGACGTCATCCGCGAGTGCGGAGAGCAGGTCCCGGCGTTACAGGCGCGAATGGGAACAGGCGGAAACCAAGTGCCGCTTACATACGGCATCGGCAACGGCCAAGCCAACGAAGCTGGCATTATGGCGGAGGAAGTCAGCCAAACGTTGAACACCATGCACGATGCTCAAGCAGTGATGTGTGAGGACGTGAGCCACGCGCTGCGGACAAAGGCTGCCTGTGCGTACCAGGAGGACGCGGAGACATACCCGGTGCAGAATATGGTGGTGCGTCGATTGACGCCGTTGGAATGTACCCGCTTGCAGGGATACCCGGACGGATGGGTGGACATTGGCGACTGGACGGATGAAAAGGGCAAGAAACACAAGGATGCAGACAGCCCGAAGTACAAGGCGCTGGGCAACTCCATCGCCCTGCCATTTTGGGACTGGATGCTGCGGCGCATGGCGCGGTATCTGCCGGAGGACGCGACGCTGGGTAGCTTATTTGACGGCATTGCGGGGTTCCCGCTGATCTGGGAGCGCATACACGGGAAAGGTACGGCGCGGTGGGCAAGCGAGATCGAGCCGTTTCCCATCGCGGTGACAAAGAAATGGTTTGGGGAGAAATGACATGACAAAAGACGAGATCGTGACCGCGCTGCGGTGCTGTGCAAAACCGGGGCGAGACTGCGAAGAAGATTGCCCAATGAACGAGATAAGCCGTGAACCGTGTCGTGAAGTATTGGCTCCGGCCGCCGCTGACCTGATCGAGAACCAGCAGCGGCACATCGATGCGCTGATGAAAGCCAACGACAGCCTGAAGGACGCCATTGCGCGGCGGGATAAGCAGATAGAGGACATGAAGCAGGGGATGGCACAGCTGGCAAAGGCTGTGGCGGTGAAGGAGGAACACGATGGAGCGGTTGACTACGTACAGCAAGGGAACCACGCATGAAAACGGCGTATGTTGCACACATTTTCTCGGCTTCGAATGCATCGGAGTTGGCGGGAACTGCGCCAAGAATTGCAAGTGGGAAGAAGCGGCGTGGAGCCGCCTCGCCGCCTACGAGGACACGGGGCTGACGCCGGGAGACATCAAGGAATTGCTTTACATGGCTGTGTCGAAAACAGACAAGGTTTTGCGGCTTAAAGAAGAACTGCACGCCATAAAGAACGAGCTATGCCAACACTGCGGGAAATATAAACAAGCACACGAGGGAGCCTGTGACGGGTGCAAATGGAGGGAAATATGATGGATGCGTTAGAATTTTTAAGAGAACACAAAAGAATGTGCAACCGCTACGAGGGTTGCTGTGACTGCCCGCTTGAAGTGTCTATTTGTCCTGGCAGCAGCACCATGCCTGATGAAGATTACAAGAAACTCATAACCGTCGTCGAGCATTGGTCTGCTGCACATCCGCACAAGACGCGGCAGGAGGTGGAGTGATGCGTATGGAGCGTATATGGGCGATGACCAACAAGTGGACCTTTTCCATCAAGCCCATTGCCCAGCTGCTGCGGGAGGAGATGGGCAAGGGCGTTTGGGTTGACCCGTTCGCGGGGGTGAAATCACCGGCCACGATTACCAACGACCTGAATCCGGAGCGGCCCACGGATTACCACATGGACGCGCTGGCGTTCCTGAAAACCTTTGCAGATAACTCTGTGGACGGTGTGCTGTATGACCCGCCGTATTCTCAGCGACAGGTGAAAGAGTGCTACGACGGCATACAGGGCGGCTTGAAATGGGACGGGCGAACGACCTTTTGGAGCGAGACAAAGAACGAGGCGGCTCGTATCCTGAGACCGGGAGGAAAGGTCATCTGCTTTGGCTGGAGCTCTATGGGGTTGGGGGCAAAGCGTGGATTTACCATGCAGCGCATTTTGCTGGTGCCTCATGGCGGGGCCCGAAATGACACGATTTGCACGGTTGAGGTGAAGGAGGTGGAGTGATGGCAGTGGTGGATATTTTTATCACGGACAAGAAGTACAACGTCATCTACGCTGATCCACCGTGGGCTTATAGGCAAAAGCAAATGAATTTCCAACATTACGATGAAGGGAAAAAATATGAGAACGGCGTAAATGAACATTACCCCACCATGACGTTGGATGAACTGAAGGCGTTGCCAGTGAACAAAATCGGTGCAGACGATTGCTTGCTGTATATGTGGGCGACCAGCCCCAATTTGGATATTGCCATAGAATTGGGCAAATCATGGGGATTTGAGTATAAAACGGTAGCCTTTGTGTGGGATAAGCAGAGAACCAACTACGGCTTTTATACCTTGAGCCAATGCGAATTATGTTTGGCGTTCAAAAAAGGCAGAATCCCAAAGCGGGCAGTAACAAATGTGCGGCAGTTTTTAAGCGAGAAATTGGGAAAACACTCAGAGAAACCAGCAAAGATCAGAGAAAGAATCGACACCATGTATGGGAATTTGCCCCGCATCGAACTGTTTGCCCGTCAACAGGCGGACGGCTGGGACTGCTGGGGGAATGAAGTGGAGGAGAAGTAAATGGACGCCTTGAAATTTATCGAAGAACGACAAAGAATGTGCAAGTCTTACTATGACGCAGAAAAGGGACATTGCTCGGATGAGTGCCCCGCGCATGACGTTCAATGCACTGATCTGGACGACTTGAGCACCGATGCCGAAGAGCTGGTCACGCGGGTCGAAGCGTGGTCTGCTGCACACCCGCGCAAGACGCGGCAGAGCGTGTTTTTGGAGCAGTATCCTCAGGCTGATATTGATAACACCGGGCTTTTGATCCTGTGCCCTAAGCGTATTTCTGCTGATATACGGGTTACCGCCGATTGTTTGCGCCAGGGGTGCTCCGATTGTCGCCGCGAGTTCTGGATGCAGGAGGTGAAGTGATGGGAGAGCATAAGCACAACTCCACTGCTACCGCCGCGAAGATGGACGGTGTGGAATGAAAATCTACAAAAATCCGTGGGTGACGCGAGAAAGCTACTTTGTGAAAACTGGTGCTGCAAAGTCGGCAAAGATGGAGGCGGCGAAATCCAGCGGCTATTCTATCGATTTTTGGGACGGTAAATGGGTCGTCAGAAAGACAGCCTATTATAACAAGAGACTATCTGAAATGCCTGTTGTTTGCGAAAACAGATACAGTTTGCAGGCGCGAATTGACAAGGCGATTGTGGACACGGTTCTTAGGTTTGTGGAGCTGGCAAAGATGGACGGAGGTGACGATCGTGTATAATTTGCGAAACGAACTTATGCACTATACGAATGACCTTCCAGACGGCGCGGATCTGAAAGCGGAGGCCGTTGCAGTCATTGAGCAAATCGCGCAGTACATGACAAAAGAAGCGCTGCTTCACCACAGCAGACCGCTTGCACTTGCGTATCTCGCATTGACAGAAGAGGTCGATGTTGCCCCGGTGGTGCGCTGCAAGGACTGCAAGCACTATCGCAACTACCCAAACGGTTTATGTTACCTACATACGGAGCCAAAGACAAATGCCCGCGGGTATTCCGGCGAGGCGGTGTGTGTAGAGCCGGACGACTTCTGCTCCTACGGAGAGAGAAAGAACGTGAAGTGATGGAACGGTTAGAAAATTGAAAAGAGGTAACAAAGGGAGAAATTTGAAATGTCACGTTTAATCGACGCTGATAAATTGGAGAGGCAAGAATACTGGGGGAATGAACGGTGTTTTGACTATGTAGATGCAGAGGACATAGACAATGCGCCGACGGTGGATGCGGTAGAGGTGGTGCGCTGCAAGGACTGCAAGTATAACAGAGGGAGCAAAAAGTGTTTGAACCCTGACAGTTTTTTTGCGGTGCCGAAGGACGATGATTTCTGCTCCTATGGCGAGAGAAAGGAGGAAGGTGCGGAGTAATGTTCTGCTGGATATTCACCCGCGCTACACAAATGGAGGGCCACGAATTTACAGACGATGTAGCATACTGCTTCTGCTGGACAAAGAAACAGGCTATTAAGAGGTTCGGCCAGCTGTACGACGATGTAAAGCCATTCGAGGTTGACAAGGTGGTGTTTGACCCACTCAGGCGGCTGCCGGTCGTGGTCACGGATTATTGAGGAGGTACGGAGCGATGGCGGAGATCACGCTGAAATACGCAGAGGGATATGAGGTACGCTGCCCGCTGTGCGGCACACCGGAAAGCCAAAGCCCGGTGCGCTGCCCGGACGCGCAGAAGCCGGGGGAGAGCTGGATAACGTGCAGCAAGTGCGGCACGTCGTACAAGCCGCCGAAGTGGCAAGCGGCGGGAGGTGGAAGCTATGCTCGCGTTTGACCCCGCAAAATGGGGAGACACGGAGCTGGAGAGGTGGAACGGCGTGGTGATGGCCATGCGGGTGAAGATGCACCAGTATATGGGCTGCGCGGGGACGACACGGTGCCCGGAGGAGTGCCGGTATAATCACCTGTGCGCGTGGACAAGGGACGTGCAGATCATGTGCGGAAAGGAGCTGAACAGGCGGCGTGGAGAACAAAAATAACCATGCGCCGGGAGTGCGGCATTATACACTGCCAGATACGGGACGAGGAGCTGGTACTGGCAGAATACTACGAAGAGAAACCAGAAAAGGAGAGATAACACATGAAAACCATCAGCAAATATGAGGCATACGCCATAAAGGCGCTGCGGACGATGGGCGTGAGGGAGGATCTGGCAGGCTTCGACTACACGGTGGAGGCGGTACGGCTGGTGCTGGAGGGCACCGTGGAAAGACCGATACAGTGGACGAAGAAGGGCGGCGTGTACGAGAAGGTGGCGGAGAAGTTCGGCATGAGCGACTGGCGCGGCGTGGAGAGGTGCATACGCTACACCATAGATATGCTGAAAAAAGAGGGAGACCCGAATCACTACCGGAAAGTGCTGGACGTGGCCGCGGATAGCAGCATGAACGTGGGCGCATACACCAGCGCGGTGGCCAACTATGTAAGGCTGCAAGCCTATGAGGAGAGCCGGATGGTGGACCTGTCCCCGGCCATAGGGTACGCGCAGAAGGGCATGGCGCAGGTGCTGGTGACGGGCCGCGACCTGGACGTTCAGCTGTTGACGCCCGAGGCGGACGTGGGTGTGATCGACCCGGAGGAAAAGGCGGAGATGATGTCGCTGAAACCGGAGAACATAGCGGACGATGGGTCGGCGGTGTGCAAGGAGACAGGGGCATTTATCGTGCCGGAGGGGTGGAAGGAGGGCAGCATTGAACTGGACTGAAAGACTACGGCGGAAGCTGATACATAAACTGGGCGGCGTGCTTATGGACGAGGTACAGCCACGGCCCGTGGCCGCGGCGGAAAGCTACACGATGGAGGAACTGACGTGCCGATATTGGAAATTCGGAAGAGGGCAAGAGGATGAGCGCTTCAAATGGGACAACCTTGCAATCATAGCTTGCAAGGCGGACAAGGCAGGGCTGGTGGAGTGGAAAGAAGTGCCACGAGAGGAGGAACCGGCGCTGTATAAGATGGTAGATGGGATACCGGGCGTGGAGGATGCGACGCTGATGCGCGGGACACTGCGGGTGCTACGAAAGGCGGGAAGATGAGCGCATGAAAGACGAGAAAAAGAAATACCGCCGGTGGGCGGTGTTGTACATACTGCTGGCGCTGCTGATGGCGGCAGTGCTTGCGCTGCTGATGGCGGCGGGTGTATATAAAACGCTTGTGGGCGTATTGTGCATGGTGGTGGTGGCAGCGGATATGGCGTTTCTGGTTGCGGGCAGCGCGTACCTGTGGAGAGAGGGGTGGCGGGAGGAATGAGCAGAAATGGCTAACAAAGTGCTGCCGGGGCGCATACGCTATCTGCGGGAGAAAGCGCAGCTGAAGCGGTGCGTACTGTCAGAGTTGTGCGGGCTGAGTAAGGAGACCATAAAACGTTACGAAGAGGGGACGGCGGAGCCGCTGGCCTCATCGCTGGAGGCGATGGCGGACTACTTCCACGTGACGACGGACTACCTGCTGGGGCGGGATGAAAAATAATTTTTGCGCCATTCCCTTACATGGGAATCAGACAAGTGAAAACCTGCGAAAATGGTACACGAGAGAGTGGATAATTCTCTTTTGTACCATTTTTACTATCCGAAAGGAGCGCAGGATGGCCGAACTTTTACCTATGGACGCGGAAAAGCAGCAGGCGTATTACGACCAGCTTAATGATGCGGTGGGGGAGAGTTTGGCTTATTTTTATGCCTGCATACGCTTCAACAAGCCCTTCGACATGAACGCGCTGCCGGCGAGCGGGAGCAAAAACAAGTGGACCGCCTACTGCGATAAGCTGGCAAAGAAAAAGCTGGATCGGACGC